AAGAAAATTCGAAGCGGATTGACTAAGCTGCTCGGGGAATAACCATGATTAACAAAAACCTGCCGGAGCCGACTCATAAACGCTGCGTGTATTGCGGGCGGACGAAGCGCTTGAAGGGGGTTTTGCATCATTTTCCGCACGAGAATTACACGAAGAAGATGGTCAGGATAGATTTTTGTTCCAAAAAGGAGATAGAGGCGTTTTCGTACTGGCTCTACACCTGCGCCTGGTGCCGGGCCGCAAAGACAAGGAAAAGGAGGAATAGGGATGGCGGAAATGATAACGGTAGTGGAACCGGGGTATTCTTTGTTTACGCCGGTGAAGTGGTTCGACGGGATGATGGACATTCTTGAGCTCGCGGGCCGGACGTGCTATAAAAGCGAGGTCAGGGCCGAGGCGGGCAGCGCGGAAGACTTCGTGCGCAAGCTTATTAGGAGCGGTCACGAGAGCGTAATCGAGCATTGCGTCATCACGGTGAAAATCTTTTGCAGCCGCGCATGTAGCCATCAACTCGTCAGGCACCGCATCGCCGCGTATAGCCAGGAAAGCCAGCGATACTGCGACTACGGCAAGCTCGGCTTCCAGGTGATAGCCCCGCGAGGCTTGGAGCTCCCCGGCGGCAAATATGAGCGCAACGGCTTCGCCGACTGGACTCGCCAGAAGGACATAAAGTGCAAGATGAATAACAAGGCGCAATGGCTCGAAACGGTTTACCAGGCGTACAGCACCTATCTCCACCTGCTTAGAGAGGGAATGCGGCCCGAGAACGCGCGTTTCGTGCTCCCGAATGCCACGAAGACCGAGGTCGTGACCACCTTCAACCTGCGGCAATGGCGGCATGTCTTCAAACACCGCGCGCTGAACCCGCGCGCTCAATGGGAAATCAGAGAAATTATGCAAGCGGTTCTCGAAAAATTCAAAGTTCTCATGCCCGCCGTCTTCGGCGACCTGGGAGCGCAATAGAAATGCCGTAACCGGAGGTTGCGCGGAAAGGAACTACTATGGGACAGCCGGTAAAGATTTATTGCGATGGCGCGCTTGGCGACGAGGGAATTATGTATATGATTTCCTACGACGCGGATGGAGCTCTTCTCGCCGCGGGCCGCGGCGAGATTACCGAGGAGTGTAGAAGTGCCCAGGAGGCGCAGTACATTGCCGTCATCCAGGCACTTGAGAATGGGCTGAGCCTGTTTGGCCTCGCGAACACGCCGGTCGAGCTCTACCTTAACAGCAAGTCGATGGTGAAACACTTCAAGGGCAAGTGGCCGGTCAAGAAGAAGGGGCTTCTGAAGCTGCATCAGCGTGCCGTGGCGAAAATCGCCCGCTACAGCGACTTGACCGTGTTTTTCAGCGGCAAGAACATAGCAGGCATGGTAAAAGATGAGCTGAAAGGAGAAGGCGATGGCCAAGATGAAAAGCTCGATTAAATATTTCATCGGCAGGAGCTACATGCGCGACGGGTTTATACGGGTGTCCATTTACCCCAAGCGCCCGGAGGTTACCCGCAAGGTTTCGGAGGCTCTTCGCGCCGCGGGCTACACGGAAAGCGACGAGCAGACGTGGAAGCGACTCCGCGCCCGCGCGCATAAGAACCTTACCGGAGTAAGGATGTAGCCGATGGCGAGAAAGACCATTAAAACCTGGAAGTTTCGGTATGCCGACCTGAGTAGCAAGGTCTTCAGCCTCAACGAGAACGGCGAGAAGATAGACTTCGAGAAGGCCGGTGTTTTCGAGGGAACGCAGGCGGAAGCGACAAACGAGCTCTGCCGCAGAGCGATTCTCTACGAAGAGGAGAAGGGCAATAGCAGGCTTCTGAGAGCCAGCACGGAGGAAGTATAATGCCTAATTACTTTTGCTGGATGGACGACTGGAACGACGAGGAAACGGCGGAAGAGATATCCGCTTTGGACATGGTGATGGCTGCGGAAATATATGCCGAAAAGGTTCATCCCCATCACGACTACTTCTCGGAAGCGGATGTGTCCGTGCGCGACAAAAACGGAAATGTCAAAAAGTTCTCCGTAACGGTCGAGATGGAGCCTATTTTTACCGCAAAAGAGATAAAGCCATGAAATACAAGTATCATTGCTGGAATAGCTTCTGCAAGGCGTACTGCGGGCTCGGGTACATGATACGCACCCGCGAGCCGATAAGGGACATGAAGTGCCCTCATTGCGGTCATCCGCTCGAAGATTGCAGCGAAGACGCTTCGCCCTGGGTGTATTTTACATCGTTGGTGATAGGCGGATGGCTCCTGGGGCTTGCGATAGACGGCTGGATTGCATCGCTTGCCGGGTTTATGACGGGTGTTATAGTCGGCGCGCTCGTCTGCGCGCTTTTCACGGAAACCAACAGGCCGCCGAAGAAGACTTACAAGACTTGCGATAACTGCAAGTGGTTCTCGGGGATTTTTAACCCCGGTTACAACGAGGAAGGCGATGGCTATCCGGCCGACAGCTTCGATTGCGAGAGCCCGGAAATCCCCGAAGGCTTCGACTTCTACGAGGCATACGACCGCGCGCATACCGAGGACTGGACTTGCCCGTATTGGGAGGGAAAATGCTGATATACTATAAAAAACTGCGCGAAACCCTCGGGATATCACAAAAACAACTCGCCTCTCTTGTGGGAGTGCACCCGATGACGGTAAGCAAGTGGGAGCGGGGAACCGCTCATCCTAATTCTTTTCAGTTTGGCTTGCTTGTGCAACTCGTAGAGGCTTCCATTAAAGTTTCAAACCCTAATATTCCGTGGTGCGCTGCTGCTGTCGCATCGGAGATAATGGAAGAGGAGTCAAGCAGGGGCGTTATATACTGCCTGTATAAGTTTCTAAGTATAGCTTATGACGGAGAATAACGATGAAACCGAGAGTGCGAATTTGGGATAAAGAGCGCAAGATAATGACTTATCCGGGCGAGTCCGCAGATTATCTTTGCGGCCCGGATGAAAGTGCTTGTTTCGCCATGCATACCGATGGCGCGCTTCATCTTCTTGTTAGAAGAAACGAACATGGAATTAGCGGTTATGACATGATAACAAAGCTCGACCCTTCGCACTTCGTAGTGATGCTTTCATCTAATCGCAGGGACAGGGATAATAAAGAAATCTTCGAACACGATATAGTGTGGGATGGTTATGGCGATAAATATGAAGTGGTCATCGAACATGACGAGTTTTTCCTTTGGGAGATAGGTAAGACAAAAGCGCAATTTCTTGAAAAAGATGTAAATACATATCCAGAATCACAGATGGGATTGCCGTGGGGGGATACTTGCCGTAAAGAATATGATGTGCTCGGCAATCGCTTTGAGAACAAGGAATTACTGAGGTGGAAAAATGAAGGTAATCCAGGATGCGATTGATTTTCTTAAAACGGAATATTGCGGCCACGTCGGCAAGGTAAACAAGCTTATCGAGGGCCTCGAAGAGCTCCGCGATAAACTCATTGCCGAGCCGGAACTGACCGAGTTCGGCATGCAATACATCAATCCGGACGGCGAAGTGGAAGTCGATTATTAGAGGAGTTTGGTATGTGCGAAAACGAGAGATTGAAGAGTCTGCGAAAGCACGACGCCGCCGCGGCGACCGAGCAGATAAGCAGGCTGACGCGCAGGAGCGTGATGGGGTTGCGGGTAGAAAGGTGGACGAATGCCGCTACGATTGACAAGCTCGTAGAGAACTTCAACCATCTACTTTCCCGCGTCGTGGACATAGAAAGCAGGCTCCTCGAAGTCGAACGCAAAGTAGCGAATATAATAACGGAGAACAAAAAATGGCACAGGTAGATGTCATTGTAACCACGCCGAAAAGCGAAATGGAGAACGCGGCCCGCGAAGCCGCAAACTGCATTCGCGATGGCGGTGGAGAGTATTTCAGAAAACTCCCCTTCGTTCCTCATGACTTTGGCCCCGGCTCCAAAGTTTTCTACGTCGAGGATGGGTTTGTCCGCGGATATGCCGAAGTGAGCAGGATAGCAACCGGCAAGTTTCTCTGCGATACTACGGGCAGGGAATGGCCGAAGGGGATATACGCGATTATGGAAGCTTCAAGCTGGAAGTGGATTAAACCGATAGCTATGCGCGGCTTCCAAGGCATGCGCTTAATGAAGCAACCCTATAAAGTAATAGGCGACTGGAAAGACCCGAAACCGGCGACGCCGGGCACTCTGTTTTAGGAGAATGCTATGAACAAAACGGAGAAAAAGATAGTAGAGAAGTTCATGACGAGGGTGGTCTTGTGGATTGCTGCGATTGGCGCGTTTGTCATGGCGTTCATGGCTTGTATCATCGCGGCTCACAACTATGACGAGGTAAAGAAGCTCAAGGAAGAGCTTCACCAGGTGAGAAAGTGTGTGCTGAAGATTGCGGAAGAGCAAAAGGAGCCCGGCACAATCGAGGCAATTAAGGCTTTTTTGGGAAGGTAAACATGGCTGAAGAAATAAGAGTGATATGCGATGTCTGCGAGAAAGAAATCAAATGGGGAGAAAAGTATTCATTGCTTACCGTGCATCCGCCCGACGCCGGGGGGCTTGCGATGCCGAAGCTTGATATATGCGAATCTTGCACAAAAAAAATCAAGCTCAACAACACCAACATAATAGAAAAGCTCCAAAAAAAGATAACGAGAAGGCCGCAGGAAAATACTTGCCTGGAGAATTGCCATCTTTGCAATGCCGAGAGAAAGCGAGGAGACCGGGGCTGGCTTGTATATGCCGGTTCGCTGAGCCCGATATCTATATGCGAACAATGCGCCGAAGACCTTAAAGGGCTTCTGGAAAGCCGAACCGAGATGTTGAAAATGTTGATGTCGTAAGAACTTTTTTAGGGAGGTAGCTATGCTGGAGTACAAGTGTGATTTTTGTGACAAGGTGGTAAGCAGGCAAAAGGGGCATGTCTTTCTCGGGGACTCCGAGGAAGAGCCTAAACCCTATTGGAGTGCGAGCGCGACCACGAGCTTTCATGGCGACCGGAGATACGGCGTTTTAGTCGAGCCGGGCAGCGAGATGATTATCTGCGAGGAATGCATCGAGCGCATCAAAAATACCCCGGAAGCTCAGCGCAAAGGCGACGAAATCATTATCGGAGCTATGATTCTCACGGGGAAGTTCAAGAAGAAGACCGACCCGTTTGTCGGCCAGTCTTTTCCGAGCGGCGAAGACGAGGAAAAACAGGACTTCAAGCGCATCCTGCTCAACCTCGTGGACACCATACCGGACGGCAAGCTCGCCGGGCTAAAAGAGCGCGTGCAGAAAATCCAGAAAATCGGCCTGCAAAAACTGTCCGAGGAATTCTTTAGCTTCATCGACAAGCGCTTCGACGAAATCGAGAAAAACGCCGGAGAGCCCGAAGGGTAATGTAGCTGGAAAACTGCCGATTCGACCGATTCCACGAAAAGGAGCTACATGTAGCGTTTTCGGGCAGGAAGCCGGGCCGCATTCGGGTGTTTTTAGCCCTGTTTGGAGGTTATATTTGAGCTTCGCGTTCGCAACGTGCCGTCTCTGCGGCAAGGAATTCTATAAGGAAAAAGGGAAGCCCCGCGTCTGCGGGAAATGCCTTCAAGGTATGTGCAAGCACAAGTACAGGATAATATCAGCGAGCGCCAACGCGAATATATTGCAATGCGACAAGTGCCACCATGTGAAGATTGTCAAGAAAGTAGGCATGCGGCGAATTTTTGAAAAAAGTTCTGGACAAGTGTAGAGTAACGATGTAACTTGTTATAGCAGCTTTCGTGGGGGAGCTCGCAAGGAAACACTTAAGCGAAGAAGAGAGACCTTGAAGCTCCCCCAATAATAAAGTTCTTTGAAAAGGGAATGGCCGAGAAGAAAGGCTGAGGCCGAGGCAAGCGGATACGCACCGCAGTTTGCGTGAACTCGCGTAAGCGCAAGCCGCCAGTAGTGGCGTCATACTACTCCGTAGCGGAATCGGGTCACCGCCAGGATTTTCCTGTAGAACTGAGAGAGCGACCGTGCGAGAGCCGAAAACCTTCTGGTGAAAAACAGATACCGCCGCGTCTAATATTGCTCGTAGGGCATTCGCGGATTGTAGCCAGGTAGCGGAGCCTCCCGTTCCTTTTTCAAAAAAGTTGCTTTGGGTGCAGGACGCGCGCGGGTTCGAGTCCCGTAAGAAGCTCGGGGTAGCTGCGGAAGTTCGATTCTTCCAATCCAAGGCAACTTAATAGCGAAGAAAAGAGGCGAGACATGACTGTAAAACAAATACGCTATTGTGACATCTGCGGTAGCGACCTCGGCGAAGAGCCGTTAGCACCAAAAAGCCGTTTCTGGTCAATTAAATTAAAAGGAACGGCTTGCAATTACGAAAACAAATATCCGGATACCCGCGATACACACTTGGACATATGCCAGGACTGCGTATACAGGGCTAATCACGGGATACAGTTTGCAAAGTCGGCTAATGTTCCCACTCCTGAAGCCTTGATAAAAGTATTACTCGCCCTGGGTATTATAGAAGATAAAAAAATCAAAGGAGACGAACTTGAAGAAAAGCAAGGGGATGCGTAAGCATATCCGGAACACCAAGGCGAAGCGGCGGAAGGCGCTCGAAGTGCTCGACCCGACCGAACGCAAGGTGGTAGACCTCATCATAATGAATATTAGCAAGGTACACCGCCCGCCGACGCTCCGCGAAATCGCCGCAAAGCTGAAGTGGCACCATACCTACGCCGCGCAGGTAATCGACAAGCTCGTGGGCAAGAAATATCTCAAGAAGGACAAGGACGCCTCGCGCGGCATCCGGCTCAACCCCGACTTCTACGAGGTAGTCGTGAATGAAAAAAGCTAAGGAAACGATGGATTTCTCCGAATCAATAGGTTTTTGCCATCCGAGCAACGCCGTTCGAACGAAATGCGCGTGCGGAAGAGTGATAGGCTTGGGGCAGTCGGTTGACGACAACCCGCCGATAATAACCTGCGCCTGCGGCAGACAGCACCGCAAGGCTCCGGGCGGCTGGAGAGGCCCGTTCCGTGCGGGCAAACGCCGCGGCGGCAAGGACGGGTGCCCGGGGCTGAAGATTGCAAAAGGAAGGCGGACATGAGAATTTGGGATTTAGAGCCGCAAATACTTTGCCGACAGCATCTCCTCGGAGAGCACCGGGAGCTTCACGCGATATGGAGCGTCCTCGTAAACGGCAAGGCGGGCTATTCGCTTCATCCCGAGACCTTGCGCTGGCGCGGCAAGCTCAAGGCGCTCTACAACCGACACGAAGAGCTCGTGAAGGAGATGCAGCGCCGAGGCTACAACCATAACAGCCCTCTCGACCGCAGGCGCGCAACGGGAAGCGCCGTCCAGGATATCTTCGTGAATACAATAGCAGAGCAGATGGCGATACTCAAGGCCAAAGGATGTGAATGTAAGGGTGGGGTATGAGCCGAGACTTCGCTTTGTGTGTTTCTGCGCGTGAGCATGGTTGTATTGCGGATAGCCAAGCCCCATCCTTTTTGGAGGAAGAATGATACTGCTCGTCAAAGGCCGGAAGATAAAGGTTAAGTTCAGGTACGGTTATGCCTGGGCCGTCAAGGAAGGGTGTAAAAAAGTAAAGTATTCTTTCATAGCTTCCGATGTTCCACCTTCCAACGCGATAGACAGGCGCAGAACCGTTACCGCGATTCTGAGCGTCGAACCGCAGGACTTCGAAACTCCTCTGGCGGTAGGCGGCGATGCGGTTTGCAACCCGAGGGACAACTTCGACAAGGAAAAAGGCCGCCGCATCGCGCTTGCCAAGGCGCTCGTGAAACTTCCGTATCTTATTTATGTAACACCGGAAGAAGCTTCAACCGGAGCCGCCGTCAAAAAGACATTCAAGCGTATCCGCGCCGAGTTCTGGAGAAAATATTTCAGGCACTTGAAGATACAGAGTTGCCAGGCGAAGAGAAGAAAGCGGCCCCCGAAGGGGCTTGTGGTCGAATTTATCGATGATGCGGCGCTGGCAAGAGAAGAAGTAGAGAGACGGGAGAGATTGCGCGAATGCCTTGCTTGTGGAGCATGCGATGAGCTCGAAAGAGAAAAGAGGGATGAAGCGGCGGCTCGAAAAGAAGATAGCCGAGAATAAGCGGCGAATCGACGAGCGCAGGCGCAAGGACGCCGAGTTCAACAAGATGTGGAGCGAGATGAGCGTGATACAGCGCCGTTGCCAGAGGCAACATGGAGAAAATCGTAATGTCCAATAAGACCGGAGTACAAGGAAAGCTGAGTCCCGAGAAGGCGAAGCGTATCCGCGAGCTCTACGCGACCGGAAAGTGGAAGATGGGCAAACTCGCAAAACGCTACGGCGTCTGGTATACGACGATAAGCCACATAGTCCGCGGCGAAGCCTACAGAGATGCAGGCGGCCCGATTAGCACAAAAAATTACGGGAGGAAGAAATGACCAAGGCGGATATCGAGAGATTTATAACGGGCAAGCGCGCCGTGTTCGTGAGATATGTAGACCACAAAAATAACATAAGAGATTTTATCTGCGACGAGCCTAAAATAGCTTTTCGCGGGACTTGCTGTCGTTTACAAGCGAGCGAGGGCGTAGACGGCATAGCAATCGAGTCGGTGACCGGGCTGAAAGATGTTCAGATAATCGGTGAATGGTACGAAGGGAAGTAGTCATGACCGAGGTAATTATATCGCTCTCAATCGTAGTGGCGTTATTCTTCGTCATCGTCGCGCTCGTTTGGCGCGAGTGTAGGAACCGCGACCATGCCCGCTGTCCCGCGTGCGGGATTGCTTTCATGGCCCTGCCGGGCCGGAGCCTGATTAACCGCGAAGTCTGTAGCAAATGCGATTGCCGCAGGCTCTACGACCTGCTCATGGAAGCTTACGACGGGCTGATATGGTGTAGCGCTTCGGAAGACTTTCAGAAAGAAGGCAAGGCGCGCGTCGGATGGCTTCGCGGCCCCGCGAATACCATGAACCACATCGAGAAGTACTTAAAGGATTGCGGCGAGCTCGACCGTATTAAGCACGGAGAATAAATGACCGTTCATGAACTAAAAACGTGGCCAAGCGCCTTCAGGGCGATGGTCGAAGGCAAGAAGAGCTTCGAGTACCGGAAGAACGACAGAGGCTTTCAAGTCGGCGATAGGTTGAAGCTCTACGAGTACATACCGGGGAAGCGAAACACCGGCAAGTACACCGGCGACGTTCTCATCGCTAAAGTGATATTTATTCTCGAAAACGCGCCGCCAGCCTTTGGGCTCCCGGACGGCTACTGTATAATGCAACTGGAGTTTATAGGGCAATGAAATACAAGAGCATCAAGGTAAAAGAAAAGACCTGGGTTAAGCTTGTAAGAATGAAAGCTACCTATGCCTCGAAGTACAAGGAAAGGATTACGCTCGACGAGCTTATTCGAATGCTTATGGAGACCAAGAAAAAGAAATGAAAGGAGTTGTTCTATGCCCCCAGGATTCATGACCCCCGCAAGCAAGCGGAAGTTCAGCGTAAGCGAAAACGGACTTAGCTTCGAGTCGGTTTTTAAGGGAGAAAAGTTAAGGGCATATAGCCTCGAAAAAGACGCACACTACGTTGTTTGTGCGGAAGACTTCGTTGAAGCCGTCTTCCGCATGCTAAGCATGGCGAAGTTCGAGTTCTCGTTTAAGGACATCAACAGGTTCAGGGAGCTCCTTCATCTCCAGCCGGTGACCCCGAGGGTGGATGGCACCTGCGAGTTCGTTGACCCGGATAAATACGAAGAGATGAACGAAATCAGGGCACGGGGCCATCTCGAACCTTTGAAAATGCCGGTGGAGGAAAGGGACTGCCCCGAAGACTCCATGGAAGCTCTCAGCGAGGCGATTAAGAATCATATCCGCGCCATCGGCCCCATCGGCCCGGAGAACATGCAATTGCCGGTACAATTCAAGATGGACGGAACGCTTGAAAAGGACGAAAGCCTCAGCCTTCAATTCCAGGTTACCGGGATGGCGGTCAAAGTCCCCAAGCCTATATTCATTCTCAACCCTGCCGGTAATTGGGAAGAGCTTGAGAGCGACGACCCGCTGATGACAAGGATAATCAGAAATGAAATCAGGGAGGCCGAAAACTTCATCTCTATCGGCAAGCCGGTTCCCCCGAAATTGTTGCCGGGAAGGTACTTCGCCCTGGTGAGAGATTTCAGAAGCGAAGTCTCCGAATGGAGAGAGGTTACTAACGGAACTCAATGGCAAAGAAGTAAAGGGTAAAATCATGACCAAAGAGAAAAAACCGACCGTAGAAGAGTGTATGAAGGTTATCGAGAACATGGCGGCCAAGATAACCGAGATGGAAGACAACAGTCAGCTTATCCGGCCCGTGGCGATGGCGCTTCGGAAGGAGCTCGGGGTTGTGCCCGAGAATTCCAAGGAAGAGTTCAGCCTAAAGGTTCTCATGGCGACAAAGGCGGAGCCCATCGAGGCGGGCAAAAAAGCCACGAAAAGGAACCTCGCCGACGCGCTCAAACTCGCCAATATCGTCATTAAAAATCTTAAAACCGAAATCGAGGATGTGCGCAGGGGCGCAAGGCACTACCTCGGATACCAGGGCGACGACGTATACAGCGCCGGTTCGCTCTTCGTACTTGCCGCCACCTTCCGCATCCAGGACATCAAAAACGCCCGCGAGAAGGTCGGCAAGTTCTTCGGCTTGAACGAAACCGCGACCGACAACCTGAGCAATGACCCCGCCACTATAGTTGCGAATGTGCTCAACAAGTACAAGGAATTCTGGAAGTGCATAAACGAAGTCAAGACCATCTTCGAATACATAGCCTATAATATCGACGAAGATAAGCTCGGGGGCCGCGACGCCGCGATGCTCGATATAGCTATGAAGACATTCGAGCGCAAACTCGACTGCCATTTCGCGCCGGGGATTAACCCGGTAGACTAATGTCTCTCGCCGTGAACCCTCTCGTCGTTTCTGCTGCGCAGAAAAGACTGGCGGGGGCAGGCGGTAAAAACCGCCCGGCTGGCGACGCCGTTGCCAAAGGCAACGTGGAGGGGTAACATGATAACGATTAAATGCGATTGCTGCGGCAAGAAGATTCGCCGGAACGGCAAGCTCGATTCGTATTGGGGGATAAGCTTTGTCGTCGAACGCTACGACGGCGACGACAACCTCGACGAGACCGGCCTTGAGCTTGCGCCGGACGAGGACGGCGAGTTCGACATCTGCAACGCCTGCTACAAGGAGGCTGTGGCGAGACAGGCCAACAACACGAGGCCGAAGAATGTCCGGAAAATCGTAGATGCCGCAGTAGAGTTGGGATTTTTCAAGATGGTTGAGCCCGAGAAAACGGAGGGGGAATGATAGGCGTGATTGGAAAAGACGGCCTTGCGAGACAGTATTGCGAGGAACCGGGCTGCACGAGTAGTTCGTTCAACTTTATAGTGGGCCTCGAAAGGGCCGTGCTTGAGTGCACTAACTGCGGGCGCAGGCATGTTCTCGTGGACAAGCATACGCGCCTGATGGCGGCAAGCGAGCTCGTGATGAGCGGGGTAGCGGACAGTCCGCGCGTGAAGTGCCCGGCGTGCAAGGGCAGCGGCTTCAGGCCCGACTCCGCGGAGCCGTGCCCATCCTGTTATGGCACGGGATGGTTCGACCTCGACAGCAAGAAGAAAAGAGAAGAAAAGGCAAAAAAGAAGAAATGAGCAAGCGGCACAGCGAGAGAATGAAGGAGCGCTGGAAAAACCCCGAGTACCGGAAGAAGATGATGGGGCATATTAGAAGGATTCACGGTTGCGAGCAGTCCGACGGTTGTCCGCATTGCGGCGCGCTCGACGGGTATACGGGGACTTCGCTGCACCTGTACGAGGAGCATTACGACCCGAACGGAAAGTGGAAGGACAGCGACTTTAATGCAGTTATCAGGGATTGCCGGATAGTCGAGTGTAACGCCTGCGGGAAGAAGATGAAGCTGAGCACGGTACGGAGGAAGAATGAGCAATAACGAGCTTACAATTGTAATTATATTTATGTTTGCGCACCTGCTCGCGCTCAGCGCGGTTATGATATACACGCTTTGCCGGATGATAAAACTCACTCGCGACCGAGAAACCAAAAAGAATGGCTTCGAATGGGAAACATGCGGAACGGGCGACATGCTCTGCTACTTCGAAGAAGATATCGAGCCCGACTCGGAACTCGGCCATGCAATACTTAACCTGCCCGACATACATAGTTTGAATTGGGTCACCAAGAAGATAGTACATGTAAACACCTGGCGTTGTGGCAGGGAGAAAAAGATAGTTCATCAGATAACGAGGCTTATGAAAATGGGATTAGGAAAGGAGAAAAAATGGACTTCGGAACGCGAAGACAGCGCGGCGTAGTCAAGGTCGATGAAATCGAGTTCGAGAAGAGCAAGTATCCTATCAAGCTTGAGAAAGCGACCGGCACGTTTATGGCGATGATTCATGGAAAGGATTTCTCGGGCAAGAACCTCGACGAGCTCAAGGCGAAGGTGCTCGAACGCCTCAAGGAAATCAGCAAAGACCGCGAATGGGAAGGCGTGATAGGCGCGGAGATAAGAAGATACAACTTCGAAAACGACAAGTACAGCTTCACATTCGAGCGTCATTTCCGCTGCAAACTCCCTGACGGCACCTATCTTTTTAGGGAATTCAAAGGCAATGACCGCAGCACCGACCCCGAAGACCTCGAAGAAGAGATTGGCGATGTAAGCAACAGGCGGCGCTACAATTATCCGAGAAAAGACACCATCTACATTCCCTACAGCCCCGAAGCGTGGCTCGGATGCAAGCGAATCGGCGAGCTCAAGGAAGAACTCAACGAGCTCCTATTCAAAATGTTCGAGAAAGCCAGAACGCCGAAGCTCGGCGAAAAACTCGCCGAACTCACAAGGGCCAAAGTGAACCTGGTTGTTTCGAAAAAGAAGAAGGTCTCTCGGCGGAAAGGAAAATAAGATGCCCATAATAAACGAAGTGATTCACGTCGCCTACTGCGATATCTGTAAAAGCGGTAACCAGGTCGTGACCTGCGCAATCTGCGGCGGCGTGTTCTGCGACAAGCACTCGGTGACGATAGAAATAAAACGTATCGTGCAGAGCGAATACAAGGGCGAGCTCTACCGCGCGCTATGTAACGGCTGCCTCCATAAAGGGCAGGCCGTCGAAGATATCATAGAGGGCCACCCGTCAAACGAATGGTCTGACAGGTGCAGCGAGAAAGACCCTAAATACAGGGACGAAAACATATCGGGGATATGGGGAGTCGAAGATGAAACTGATTCTTAGGGCCGACACAGACCTCGAAGTCCAGAAGTTCAGGGTCATGGTCGATTGGAGCAACATGGCCAAGAAGGCTAATGGTATGCCGACCGGGCCAATGAGCATGTACGTCCACATCGAGGGCGGCGCATCCACGAACCGGCTCGATATCAGGGAAAACAAGATTCTCAAGAAGCTCCCGGAACAATACGAGCATATGAAAACTTTAGTGAGGCTCGCTCGCGTCTTCGGCTTCAAGGCCCGCAGGGAAGAGCACATGCCCCTGTTTTCGATGGGCAAGGCCGACAAGTACGTCATCGCCAGCGTGAACGCGGGGGTCTTCCTCGACAAGAAGCGCGAAATAGAGCTTATCAACGCCGTGCTGCTGGCCGGAACCTACTGGCCATATGAGCACATGGATTATACCGGGTACATGATTGAATACGCGAAGACGCTTGTAATTTCCGACATCGACGCCCCGAGGGAAATCGAGCTTGCGCATACGCTCACCGAAACTCTCGATATCTTCGGGCTTAACATACAAACGGGGGTAATATGCCCAAGTATGGATACTTAAACATAGTAGGAAGAGAGGTTATCCCGCCGTCGTTTTCGCGCGCCTGGAACTTCTCGGATTTTCTCGCGGAAGCTCGGGTTGACCGCGAGAGCGGCTTTATCGACAAGGGCGGCCATTTCGTGCTCCCCCCGCAGTTCAGCGCCGCAGGGCCTTTCAAGGACGGCCTCGCGGTCATTAAAAAGGCCAATATCACGTGCGTAATAACCAAAAATGGAAAGATAGTCGCGACCGACAATGACATCAACTGGCTCGACCGCGGCGGATACCGGCAAGGTCTGCTCTGCGCGGGCAAGCACAAAGACAAGATAGGCTCGTGCGGCTTCCTCGACCGCGACGGCAATTGGGCCATCGAGCCGCAGTTCGGCGACGTGCGGCCTTTCAGCGAAGGTCTCGCCGCCTTCCTCGACAGCCACGACACCGGACTTTGGGGCTACATAAACATGAAAGGAGAGAAGGTCATCCCCGCGCAGTTCCCGGAGGCTTATAGGTTCTCAAGCGGGCTCGCCTTCGTGCGCTCTATTAAACACAAGGGCTACATCAACCGCGAAGGCGATTATGTCTTCAAAGACATCGATAAATGCGCGTTTCTAAGCGACTTCAGCGACGGGCTCGCGCGGATAGTGTTTAAGTGCACGGGCAAAAACCAGAAGTATGAGATGGGATATCTTAACACCGAAGGCCAATGGGCAATCGAGCCGAGCTACTATATCGCGCAAGACTTCGGCTGCGGGGTCGCGGCGGTGAGGCTGAGCCACAAAAGCGATTACATTTACATAAATTCATTGGGCGAGCAGGTTATAGACGAGGAATTCTACGATGCCTATCCGTTCAGCGAGGATATAGCCGTAGTCGGCTCTCGCGGCAGGTATGGCCTTATCAATAAGGAAGGAAAGAACGTCGCCGGGCGCAGATATAATTGGCTCGGGAACATGGCAGAAGGAATGGTTATATTTGAAAGGAGTGAAGATGTTTGAAGTGAGACAGACGGGCGAGCGGGAGATACACACGAAGAAAGGCCCGGTGAAAAAGCCCGTGTATGAAAGCGTAGAAGAGGCGTTCGAACGCGCGGCGACATCAATTCTCGGCGTGAAAAACGAGAAAGTCGAGCGCGTCGTGCAAGTTCTCATCCCCTCGGCAATCCAGGGCGGCAAGCCCACGAAGGCTAACCAGAAGATACCGTGCCTGCCCGAGCCCGCGCATGAAATCTGCGTGACAGCCAGCGAGCTCTTCAACCAGGAGCAGGACATAGCATATCGCCTCGGGTATGGGCAAGGTTACCGCGACAAGGATGAAGGCAAGCCACGGCTCGAAGAGGGGCTTGAGCTCGTCGGCACGGACAAGACCGCCTCGTTCCTCGTGAAGTTCAGCGAGAGGGTTAAAGCGCTCGCAGAGGCGCATCACGGGCCGCTGCTGAACGACTTCAAGGATGCGCTGCAATACAAGCGCGACTTCGGCTATTCGAACGGCTACTGGCAGGGGTACAGCGACCGCGCGGGCAACGTAATGCCGAAGTTCCACGACTGGAAAGACCCGGAAAAAGAAGCCGAGGAATTCGACTGGTAAGAGGTTGTAAGCAGTCAATATGCTTGTGGCGGACTTGATTTTTCTGGTATACTCTGTAACCTTGTTTGTTTTGAAAGGAATATAATGGACGACGAGAAAAAGGAAAATGACTTTCTGGAAATACCGGATGGACTGCCCGAGGACTTCGGCGGCGAGCACGTCGAAGGGCTCGCGCCGGGCTTGACCGGAGAAAACCCCTACAGCAAGGCCGACGAGGAATACAGGGAGAAGGAGGCGGCCTACGCGAAGTTCCGGGAAGCCTGCATGGATGAGAAGACCGGGTGCTTCGGAAACTACTGCGATATTATGAAAAAGTTCAACCGCGATATCTACGTGAAGCGCTGCGCGAAGTGTCGAGAAAGCATGCAATGCTTCGCGGTGACCCAAATACGGCTCATGGCGCATTTCTACAAGGAAAATCGTCGCGGCGACGACTGGAAGGGCGAAGGAGACTAATATGTCAGAAGACCTGCAAGGCGTCATAGACGACTTCGAAACGGTGAAAAGTTTTATAACAAACATGTATCCGGAGCTAAACAACATCATCCTGCACTTCTGCGACGACGCCGAGGAGATATACCGCCAAAGCGAGGAAGAGCGGAAAGATGAAGGGAAGCCGCCTCGGGTGTATGCGCATGTCCTGCACCATCCCAACACCGTCTGCGCGAGCATGCACATGGCGGAGCTTACCGCTGAGCAGCGCCAGGGTATATTCGTTCATGAGTTCGGGCATCTCTTCTGTGAAAGGTATCCTTACTATGAAGGCACGGAAAACCCGCTCGACCGCGAGGAAGACGGCGACGCCGACTATGCGGTTACGCAGATATTCAAGGTTAATCTTCATTATGATGACGACGACATCGAATACGTCGTATTGCCCATTGGCAGCGAAGAGGTCGAAGACATCGACCCTTCGGAGATTCAGGAGCTTGCTACCGAAGAAGAGGAAGAGGATGCGGAGGAAGAAGACGAATACGGGCTCGGCCTGCCTTCCTCGGAGGACTTGCAAGAGAGCATAGTAGCCGAGCCGATGAGCGAAGAAGAGGAAAAGGAAGCCGACAGCGGCAATGTAATCGACCTGGAGCCCGAAAATGACTGAAATGAGCGAAAGATACCCGTGCAAGTACGATAACACGCCCGAGGAAATGAAGAAAAAGCACCCGTGTTTGCAATGTGAGCTCGGAGTCCGCAGAGACAAGCGCGGGGATTTGTGCCCGGTCAGGGCCTTGATTGCCAAGGTTGAAGAGCTCGAAGGCAAGGTGGAAAACCAGAAACTTCTTATCGAAGAAGACGGGTTATAACAACAGCGAAGGAAAGACATGGGAAGTTTGATGGGCCGTAGGCCAGCGGAATTTCCACGCGCTGAGAAGCCATATTTTCATTATTCATTCAAAGAAAGAGACTTTATCAACTATCTGCAAACCGCATACGAAAATAAAACCCATCCCATGAAGTTTGCGAGAGACCTGCCACACATAGCGGGCGGAGGTATAGTTCATTTTTTATGTGTGAGGTTGGATGAAAAGAGGCTTGTTGAATGTTTCAAGGAAGCCGCGAGTATAACCGCAATAAAAAGATTATTGCGCAATCCCCATTTCAAAACATGGGTGTATAGATGGCTCGCGGAGCTCCCCGCTTTATACAGACCCTCGTATGAAGCCGTGGGCTTCCTGTCTGAAAAGGAGCATCTTGCAAAACGACAAGTGTTTCCCTGGAGACATCTAAATGCAAACGTGACCGCGGAACCCGAGGGTTATAGAGACAAAAACCCCAATGAAAGGAGTATATCAGGGCCGCCGATTCCGCCTTGCTTGCGCAAAAAAGACAGAACATGTACGGAAAAACCCGCCGATGATACGGATAGTCGAAAAACTTGACAATGTAGGCTTTATGGCCCTAAATGACGGTACTGCCGAGGGTGTTTTTGGGTGCAATACGACCCTCTCGACGTGTTTCGCAAGCGAATCAAGTCTGGCGGGGACAGGCGGCAAGACCGCCTTGCGGGGTTGCGGGGTTATCGCTCGAAGCTTACGCTAAAAAAAAAAGAGAAAGAAAATCGAGAAGCGGGAAGAAGAGTAAGGAGTGATGCTCGCTTCGCTCCGCATCACAACGATGCGATGTGAAACGCTTCGTTTCACATCGCATGCCCGCGCCTTTACGGATACTGAAAGGTTTTATTATGTCCAGACTTGAAACACCGCTGTCCTGGATTGGGGGCAAGAATCGCTTGAAACGCAAGCTTGTTTCCATGTTTCCCGCTCACGATATATATATCGAGCCTTTTTTCGGCGCGGGCCATCTGTTGTTCTGGAAATCCCCAAGTAAACAGGAATGGGTATGCGACGTGAATGACGTGCTGATTAACCTCTGGAAGGTTATCAAAGACCCGGAGCTACATAAGCGCTTCATCGACTTTCTCACCTTCCACCCGAAATCCCGGACTCTTTTCTACGAGTACCGGGCCGCACTAAGCGACCCCGAGAGTTACAAGGATATCCTGCCTCATATCAGGGCGGCGATGGCCTACTATCTCATCAAGAGCTCCTTCGGGGCCATGCGCCTCTTCACCGGCGAGGAGGTTTGGGGTAGCACGCTTGGCACCGACAAGATGGTCGGATTCTATGGCGTGGACTGGAAGGGCGTCTTCGAACGGCTCAAGGACGTAATAATCGAGAACCGCGACTTCCGCGAGTTCCTTAAAATCGTCAACAAGAAGGCCACGAAGAAGACCAAAAATCGCCGCGTCTTCGCGTACTGCGACCCGCCGTATTTCTGCGTGACGAAGCATCCGACCGCCTGCTATGCCAATGATTTCACGATGGCCGACCACATAGACCTGGCAAGCACGCTAAAAAAATTCAAGGGTTACTGGATGCTTTCCATTGACGACTGTTTAGAGAGCCGCGAGCTCTACAAGGGTTTTAACATTATCGAAGTCCCGACCGTGTATACGAGTGAGAACGTCTTCACGGACGGCAAGCGGGTGACCGAGCTCGTCATAGGCAACTACGATATCCCCGAGGGCGTTATTCAGAACGAACTTTTCCTGCCGGAAGAAGAGGAAGAGGAATAGTCATGTCTCTCGTCACTTGAAGCAAGTGACTGGCGACGCAGTTGCTCTGTGAGCAACTTACAGTCGATTTTAACCCGTTAGCATGTCTCTCGTCGTTTTACCGCAATTAACCAGGCAAGAACCTGTTGAAATGTCTCTCGTCGTTCCGTGCGGGGACAAGCCCCGTCCAACACGGCAAAGCCGTATCGCGGAAAGGCTGGCGGGGGCAAGGCGGCAGAGCCGCCTTGCTGGCGACGCGGTGAATTCCATTCACCAAAAAAAGACCGGGTTTTCCCGGTCTTTCGGTTTGATTCGGCCTACCTGGTCGATGTTTGTGAAGCTCACATGGCATTCTCCTCGGTAGAAATCTCGAACTCAACACTATAAGTATAGCTCGGATGAGGAGCTTGTCAAGGAGAATTACTTCGGGCCTATACAGCCTCGGCCCCCGGCGTCAAGCCGGTTATCATGATTCTTGGCAAAACCCTTGAAGGCGAACCTTATCCACTTCTCATACATTTCGCGCCATTTCTTCGTGTTGCGCTTCGGAACCTTCCTGCCCTGCTCACGCCACCAGGCTTCCGCGTGCTCTGCCAGCGTCATCTCGCCGGGGTTGTATACGAAGCCCGCAGGCCCCACGCCTTTCGGCGTCGGCGGGTGAGACAGAACCATATCGGTCAGGTATGACGGGTATCGCGGGTCTCTGCGGCCGTAGCTTTCGGATGTAACGAAGTGAATCTCGTCGTCCGCCGTCCAGACCTGTGTTATGTTTGGGTCGTCGGTTCTCTGAGCAGCCACAATCAGGTTCGGGTGTTTCATCCCCCTTAATTTTCTTTCGGCCTGCCGTTTCCTCCACATGCCGTATTGGGGCTCGATGGGAGTGTGATGCGTGTCGAGCAGGTAGTCCGCGTTCCACATCGAAAGCCCTTCGAGCAGATATGTTTGTCTTTCCTGGCGGGTGGATTGCTCCATGTGCTCGAAAAGTCCGTCCCATATCTCCGGAAGCTCCCAGGCCGGTATCATCCAAGCGACATCTTCCTCGTAGCAGTAGTATTTGCCGTATTTCTCGGCGCGTTTCCGGGCCTCTTTGCTTAAATGTCTTTTGGCGAAGCCTTCGGAGACCATCATCCCACCGTGGCTCGCCGTAGACACCCATGTAACGCCCTTTGCGAGCTTGCGCTGGCTCTGAGCCCTGCCCCAGGGAGTGTTCTGCGGGTTGTATGCGAAGCCGGTCTCGGTCATTCCCTTCGGTATTCGGATAACACCTGACGGAAGGTCTTTTATGGGAATGAGCTTGTATCCGCCGTACCTGAAGGCGTAGTCCCATGACTGGCCTTGGTGTCTTTGTAGAAAAACAAGGCATTCATTCTCCGTGCCCTCGAAGAGAACCTTGTTATCCCTTATAAGCGCAAACTTCCCGGCTTCCTTGTGTTTTCTGATACGTTTTCTTGCGGCCTCATCTCGGCGCTTTCGTATTGCTTCCTTGCCGCCCCCGAGGTCGAGAATGAGCTTGTCAAGCGCCTTACGGTCGAGCTTCGTGCTTCGCAGCTTTACGCCGTCCGGAGTCTCTGTTATCCCGTGACGGCCTATCATAGCATCCTTGAAGCGCTTGTAATTGGGGGAGTAAATGGCTACATCATGCCAGAACTCGTCATTCTGCATCCAAAGAGACACGTTCCACGTCTCGTAGTTCTTCCAGCCATAATAGCCTTCGGGGTTGCTTTCCATCGCGCGGAAATGGCTTTTAGCTTTATTCCAGGGCTGCATCCGACTCGCGTATTCCGCCCGCGATTTGACCCCGAGAAGGGTATGTGCGACTTGCACCTCCGGGTGTTCCATCATGGCTTTGGCGATTGCGTTCGGCGTATCGAGACATACGCCCACCGGCTTTCCCCGGCCATCATATAACTTCGCACCCACGGGCCAGACTACGCCGGGCTTCTCGGGATTGCTGGCGGTGCCCCCGAACTCTTCTACCAGGTCTTCATACATCATCTTAACGGCGTCGCCTTCGCTTTCGAGCGTGGTAATAGGCCCCGGACTATATGGGCTCGTGCTTAACACCGAATACAGGTTAGTCCATTGACCGCCATGATAATGGTTAGCAAACCAGTAAATAGCTATCTCGCCTTCGGTCTTGATATCTGATGCGTCCATGAGGCCCTTGTATTGCTTTTTCAGAAAACGCACCATTTCCTGTTTTGTAGGGTCTTGAGAGTTTTTAACATGTCCCGCATTGCTGGCCGTACCGGCCTGGTAATTCATGGTCACTTTCTGGCCGGGATTGTTGTCTTGCACAAACTTTTTGAGCATTTTCGCGGTATCGCGAGTGAAATCCCAATACACCATTTGGTACATTACATTGATGCCTTTTGGCAGGACTTCTCCCGTAGATGCGTTGTAGTTCTGTCCGTTGATAAATATACGTGTTGCGGAGTTGCGGGCTTCCGCTTTTCCTCTCGCATGGGCTTCTTTTAGGATGGCTATCTGCTCATCGGTGAGAGGGGCATACTGCGGATTGCTGGCGGTTTCGCGTTTCACGCGCAGGATGAAGGCTCCTATCTCGCTGTTAAAGATTTCTTCGAGCGTCATCATGCCGTCTCTGCGTTTGTAGATATCGCCCGAGGAATACCCGCCGCCGCGGCCAATGTTCTTGTACTCGGCCCGCAGAATTGCCTTGTAGTCGGATGGCTTCATGGTTCCGCGCCTGCCAGCGCGAAGAATGCTCGCAACCTCGGAGCTTATCATCGTCGGGTAGCTGCCGCGATGGAGCGTTATCTGTATCGGGTTGTCGGCATATCCCGGATTAGCTTTTTTGCCTGCTTTCAGGAGCGCGCTGTAGGCTTCGTAGCCGTCGCCGAAGAACTGCTGAGACGTTCCCTGGGCCTGAAGCTTGACGGCGAGGTCTATCGGAACTTCCCAAATCTCTGTCATCGGCTCCTCGGAAAACTCCCCTTCGGCCATGTAATAGTCCGGCCAGTATCCTTCCCGCCCCGTGTAATGCGACATGTATGCCGCGTACAAGAGGTATCCCTCCTGGGGAAGCAGCCTTATCGCCATTTTTTTGAAAGATTTTTCGGGATTTTTCATCTTCCGCTCCTTGAGATAATTTGCCGTGACTGCGAACGCCGCACCGCTGGCGATGCCTGAAGCTATCCCCGCCGCGAATATAGGGAGATACCCCGGATTATCGACCGTCTTCGCGCCCATCATGTATGCGTCTATGTATTTCTGTGGAACGCCTTGCTTCTGAAGCTCCTTGATGATACTGCCCCTGGTGCGAAGCTCGCCGCCATAGTCGATAAGCTCTTCGAGGTATTTTTTGGAGCGCTTGCCTTTTTTCGGATTAGCCTTCATCACCAGGTCTCCAAACCGCTTAATTGCCTTCGTGTTCCATACGACGCTCTGCGGCAAGTTAATCATGTCGCCGCGATGGTAAGCGCCGTCATACCCCTGCGCCTTCAATTCCGCTATCAGTTCAGGCGAAACACTCTTGTTCGTGAGGTCTGCGAACAAGCCTTCCGCCTCGACCGGGATTTCCATCGGTGGCTTCGTCTGCTTTATCCCGAGGGGCTTTAACCATTCCTGCTTCCAGAACGCTATGTTATACGGCTGGCCCGCAAGCATCACTATTGCATGTGGACTGTCATGTTCAACATAACTATCTATGTAGTTAAGTGCGGCTTCGAGCTCGAACTTGCTGATGTACCTGGCATCGCGTTCCTCGCGCAGTTCCTTCATCAGTTTATCGGCGAGCTCGGCGCGTTTCTTTTTCGACAAGCTTACGAGAAAGTTCCACTTGTCATAGGCCCGGCCAGTCCATAACTGAGGAACCTGGCTGAAGTAGAGGCCGGAACTGCCGAGGTCGCCGACCTTGCCAGCCGCCCGGCCCTTGGAAATATCGGAGCCCTTGCGTAGCACGTCGTATACCGGCGACGGGTCGCTGGTAACGTGTATGCCATGCAATTTCGTCGGGCTTTCCATTTATTTCTTCTTCCTCCGGGACAGACTCTTCTTCGCCGCCGATTTCGCGCTCTTGGTGAGTTCCTTCGCCGCATCCACGGCCTCATTCAAGACCGGCGTGTACTTCGAGATTAGCTGCAACGCGCTTGTGAGAAAATGTATCGCCTTGACTCGGGCGACGTAGGCTTTTCGCACCTTCGCGCCCTTGCTCGTGAGGACGAGCGTTTCGTCCACGTCGGCGTAGCCGGTCAGCTTGCTCTCGATATCGTCGTCGCCCTTGGCGAGAAAGCCGTCGATGATTTGCTTCGCCTCTTCGAAGATTGCCTTCGCCTCGTCGTCGTTCTTGATTTCTTCGTAGGCTTTCTTAAGCCGGTCGAGCTCGTTTTTTACCGACATGATAACCTCCTAAGTTGTTCGCAGAACAACTGCGTCGCCAGCCTTGCCTCGCCTACGAGGCACGGCGAGAGACATAAATTACCTCTTAATCGCTCGAAGCGCCTTTCGCCTCGATACTTCCCTTCGCCTGGTCTCTCCGGTCACCCTCGGGGCGGTCGCGGCGGTCGCGAACCTGCCTGTCGGCACGGGTTTCTGGCCGTCGAGTTCCGCTATGAGCTTGTCCATGTTTGCCCTGTGGGCCGCGCATTTCCTTTGCCACGCCGCCTGGTCTTTCAGGTGCCTGTTTCGCGCAACCTGAATCTTCTTGAGAATGTTTACCTGCTTTTTGGTAAGCTGGCCCTGGCCCTGTTGCGCGAGCGCGACGACGCGCGCAACTTTCTCGACCTGGCTTCTCTCCGCCGCCTGCGGGTTCCCGGTCGCGAGCGAATTCGTGAGCCCTCCGCCCTGGCTACCCATCATTATAGGCATAACCGACTCCTTTCTAAAGGTCGTAAGCTTCCCTGACATTGTTAATAAGATTGTAGAGGTTCTTGCGATACCCCAATTTACTCCATTTCTTTCCGTATAACTTGGAGGCGTGCCACGGCATTTTCGCGGCGTCGGCGGAGGCGTACCCGAACTCAAGCGTGAAGTCGCGCAAGGTCATCCTGCCGTATACGACGGTTTCGATAACCATGATAAACGCTTCGATGAGCTCGATACGGTCGAGCGTCGTCTTGCCTTCCTGGTAGTCGCGGTAGCTGCCCCAATAATCGAAGGCTTCTTTCTTGCGCTTGTGATGGACGATTATACGGTAATGAGGATGCATCCAGCCTTGTCTCGTTTGCCATTGCGGGCTGTCGTACCCGAGGAATTCATAGCTAATTCTTAAATTGGGAGCACCCTTCACCTTTAATGGCTTCGATTCCGTCCCTCCCGGATTCGGGGCTTGTTTTCCTAAATGATATTTGGCCACATGCTTCAGAATACAAACTCTTTCGGAGAGCGACAGCCCTCTTGCTTTCTTGCCCCAGGGCTCCTCAAAACCTACTTTGACTTTGCTTCCGAACCTTGGTTTGCCCGTTGCATATCTGCTCGTTACCAATCTGCCCGCCGCTATGTCCCACAAATAAAGCGGTATGGAGTTCAGATGTTCATCTCCAGCCGCAAGGGCCGCAGCTATTCTTTCTTTTTTGACGGGAATGATTTTACGCAACTTATCTATGCCTATATGTTGCGCAAGTCTTTCCATTTTTTCTTCGAATGATTCCTCTCCCGGATTTGGGGCGGTTTTAGGGATGTACCTTCGCACCTTCTGCTGTAAATCTCTCAACCTGGCATTTAAGCCGCTATATTTCTTTTTCAGCTTGACGCCCTTAACCAATGGTGCCCCGAAGGCGGCATCCATCAATCCATCAGCACGGTTAATGCGCTCGACTGCATCTCTGATATTACCCCATCCCACTTCCTTTTCGGCCAAGTCAACGGAATGGTAAATCTTGGCAAGAAGAGCATCATATTCGCTTTGGGTAAGCGGATTCGGGACTCCCCTGCCCTGGCTTTTGTCGGCGTACCCGATTATCTGATTGAGCATGGCGCGGAGCTTTATGACGATTTCGCGTTTCTCACGCGAAGCGCCTATAATTGACTTGCCCTCTTGTTCGATGCCTTCGAGGAGTCCGAGCGCTTGATAAGCTTCCTCCTCGGCCTTGTGAGGGTCGCTGGCGAGATATCCGCGCGCTTTTTCAATGTAGGCTTGAACCTTGTTTATCCGCGAGTTCCATTCGCGCCGGTTGAGGGGGTTTCTTACGTGTCTTTCGTGTTTGGGCACTTTGTGAAAAGGGTTTATCAGGGCCGCTATTTCATGTATTTCGTAGAGCTTGCCCATAAACGTGACATGCACCCTGAAGCCGCCCCCGGTAACCATTATATCGGCTTCTCTCGGGTACTCCTCGCCCGTTTCCTTGTCGATTATTTTTACCTCAACCTTGCCGCTATGGTCGGATGTCCATTCTGGCTTGCGGGTAATATGTACGCTGTATTGCAGGCCGTCGATGTGCTTTCTGATTGCCTGCCAATTCATGTTGAGAAATTTTTCTTGTTCTTTGGTGAGGTTTCCTGCGGGATTCTTTTTCCTCGATGCCTTCTTGGGCTTGCATCTCTCGCCGTATTCGTTTATCGCATGGGCCGTCGCCCGCTGGACTAAGTTTTTCATGTTTTCCTCCGCGTTAATGCGTTTCTTCATCTCCCCGGGTATGCCGTCGAGGAGCTTGATGGCGCGGCCAAATCGCTTCTTATCTATCTGGTAACGAACGTGCTTGAAAAATTCGACTGGTATGCCGGTCGCCTCATAGCGATAGTCCCCTATCGAGTACTTCATTTTGCGGGTATACTCGTTGTAGTATTCTATCCTTACTTTCGGAGCTTTTTTCATTTTCCTTCCAGCGTCACGTCCGCGGTCTTTCGCATGTCCTCGCTGAGCATCAGCGTGGCATCGAGAAGGAGAAGGTCATGGCTGATATCTTCGAGAAGCTTCGTCTTCTCCTCGCCGTCATCCATGCCTTTCACCGCCGCGAGCTCGTCATTCAGCACGAGGCGATAATCGGGAAGGAGCTCGTGAAGGTTCTTGTCCATCCTCACCGTTTGCTCCGCCACCGTCTTGTGCATCAGCGGGATGCAGCCCGTGCAGATAACCGCCAATATCGCTATCAAGCAAAGCCTCTTCATACTTAACCTCCTTGAAACCTGTTTCGCTGTCAAAGTATATTTTCATTTTTCCTCGATTTTAACCGGCCTCCAGTTCTTCTCGCGCTCCTTCTGCCACTCAGTATACGCGACTTTAAGAATATCTTCAAGCTGCGCTTCGCTGTTTATCGACGCGAAGATTTCGCCTATGTGCCCGTATTTGTCCTCCATGCCGCTCTTCTTCCATTGCACCTTCAAAGCCTCGACATTGCCGAAGGTTTGATGCAGCATGTCCTTGACCTTCTCAAGCGCCTCAGCGGCGTTCTTCTTGCCCATGTGCTTGAGAAGCGCGGTAATGACGGAGATAAGCGTTGTCACGAGAAACACGACTACCATGTAATTTTCAGTCAACCACTTCATCACTAAATCCTTTCCATAGTTCCGGGTATTCGCGGTGGAGCTCGTCGAAGGCATGTTGCTTTATATCTGCGATGAGCTCCTTACATTTTTTATGAAGGGCGGGAGCGACCGCCCTTTCCAGATGCTCAGAGGCTTCGCGGACAGAGACCAGCGCACCTTTCAGGTTGTTGGCCTTTAATACCGCTTTGTAGCCTTCCTGCTCTGGCATTTATTTCTCCTTGAGAGACCACGGCCAGATTCTATCGAGCTTGTCATTTAATGACTTCACATCCTCGCGCACGAGGTCTATCTTGCCGTCGATGTTGCGTAACTGCGCGGTCATCTGCTCTTTTATCGACTTTATGTTCTCGCTGTTGGCCCGGATGTCGGCGCAAGCGTCGCTGTAGGCCAGGAGCGAGGAGGTTAGCAATGTCGCGAAGGCCGTTATCAGTATAACCACCACCGACAATGACAGGCTCACCACTTTTCCGTTTTTCTGTACCTCTTCCACTCTACTCTCCTTGTTGCTAAGGCACCATCTGCATCATCATAGTATTGGCGACTCCGGAGCCGCTCAGCGGCCAATGAAAGCCTATGTCAACCGGGGCGACATCCAAAGCGTCATCCGTCCTCGTCGTTAAGGTGTTCCAATCCGCCAATGCGTAAGCGGGGTTGCCCGCGTCGATGCAAGGGCTGTCCGCGCCCTGGCCCGCCGCGATATGGCTTAGATAATAATTGCCCAAGCCCCCGGCGACCAAGAGCGGGTCTGTAAAAACGCACGCGGTATTGCTTATAAAGTTACCTATCATTCCAACCAGGTCATAACAGGAGTTGTAGGCGCGGCCAACGGGACTTGAGCCGAGATAGAAGTTCGGGGCTGATGTGCCTGCCGTATTCCCCCAAAGAATGGTGTTGTAGATATAAGCACCGCCCCACGAATCACCGGCAAGTCCTCCGCCATTTCCGCCCGGAGCCGAATTTGCGGTTATCGTGCAACTTGCAAAGCCGGGATTGCACCCGGCATTATACGCATAGCAGCAACCGCCTTTTCCACCGCCGCCTGCAACATTGTTAAAAAACAGGCAATTCCAGAATGACGGGTCTGCGCTGCCGCCCGAACAAAAGATACAACCGCCATGATTTCCGTTCGTCGAGTTGTCGAAAAAGACTATATTCTGGAATTTGGGTGCGCCGTTTGTAACGACAATCGAGCCTCCGAAGCTAGTTCCGCCCGGATTGCCGTTTATAATCTGGAATCCATCTACTACAAACGCCGTGGATTCGCCAGCCGAAAAAACGAAGTGGCGGTCGAGATTTTCAGCGTCGAGTATGCAATTAACCCATCCATTCTCGCTCTCGATAACAACATTTTTGCCGGGAGAAAGCCCACGGTTATTGGCCCCCGTCCACGTGCCGTCGCGAACAATAAGCTTGTCTGCGCCCGACACCGCTGCGGCAATAAATGTCGCTATATCGGCAAAATCGTCGGGCATATAATACGTCGCCATCGCTACACCTTCAAGCTTATAGTCGTTTTGTCTACGGTAAAAACCGGGACTTCCTTCTTCTCATCCTGCAAGTCGGACAGTCTCGCAACTATCTCAATGTTGCTTAAATTGGTTTGAACGCCATTCACGGGAAGCTTCGCCCGCCCCGCTTCAACATCGTCGCACCATTTTTGAGCTACTGCCAAGTCGGCGGTAACGGGGGGAATCGGCTCTGTTTTGTGAGAATAATTTGCCTGCGGTCGAAGTTTGGCTATAAAGGTTTGGGCTTCCGTTTTTGTCAACTCCACTTCCGTACATATAAAAAGCTTCCTTTCAAGGGCGGTCACCTTCGAACCCGGCTCGCGGATGGAAACGACATCACCGGCCTTGTAATTGCCGTTGTCCTTGACCATCGCTATAAAAATGTACTTAGCCATTGTTTACTCTCAACCCAACCGTTAAATCCGCGCCTGCTACGCCGCTGCCTATCTGGTCTATGTTTATTCGAAGCACGTCATTCTTAAGAAGCTTTACGGCGAGGCCGGTTTTAACCCCCGACTGCGCCGCGGCTGCGATTTGCAGGTCTGCCGATGAAACTACAGTAGTCCACGCGCCGCCGAAGTTGCTCGACTTCTCTATCTCAATCGTTACCGCCGCCCCGGTCGGAACGGTCTTTATAACTGCGAGCGCTTCAAACGCCTGGACTTCCTGGCCCACGGGGAGCCACAACGTCAGGTCGTCGCCGACGACCAAATCGCCTGGAATGGTGAATATATACTGCATTTCTTCGAAGCCGGGCGGGTATACTTGTGCTGCCATGTCTCACCTATAAGTTGTTTTTATGATTCGCTATCGCCGTGTCCATCGCCGCCTTCTGGCCCGCGTCGAGCTCGACGGGCGTCGTCACGCAGAAATCACTTGAGCAACCTTCTATCATTACAATTATGCCAATCGCGTCATAGATATCCTTGCACGGTAGAATAGGGTTACCCGTCGCCGGGTCGATATCACGATACGGATTGGGGAGGTTGTAAACCCCGTCGATTAGCTCTCTTTCATATTGGTATTCCATGTCACACCGTGTAAGCGAGGCGAATGCCTTCGTAATTGATAGCGCCGCCTATTCCCCTGTGATTTATATTCAAGCCGCATAGGTGCCCCGCCGCGAGGTTAGGATACATGTTCGTACCCGCGAGATTGGTTAGGTCGAAGAAGCTCCTCACATTTACCGCACCTACAAGGTACGAACCCACCGCGCCCGCGGGGTCGGGATTGTTGACGAAGTTGAAGTTCTTCGCCTGCCCGTTAAGGCAATATTCGCTCGCAAAGTCTATCTGAACCGTCACGCCGACATTGGCCCCCGCATTAAAATAGATAAGTTCAAGGGCAACGAGGTTGGCTATCTGGAAGTCGGTCGGCACGTAGAAAGTGAAGTCATGAGCTCCCGTGCCGCCGACGTTGCGGCTGCGGTAAGGCGATGGGTTGCTCGAATTGTAGTCGGTCGCCGCTATGAAGATGTCTCGGACGGAGCCCGCGATGGTGCTCACCGTAACGTCTACCCTGTCCGCGCCGGGGTTGTCAACGCCCGCGAGCGCAATCCCGGCACCGGCGATGAGGTTGAACGCTGGCCTAATCGCTATCGGTACGGCGTTTACCTCGACTTCTATGTTGTTCGGGTAGACGCGAGGCCCCATTAAAACAGCCCTTTCTCCGTCATCTTTTCAATAAAATCGCCGTAGCCGACATCGAACTCTTTGTCTTCCTGCTCGCCCGTCTCGGGGTTGACGACGGCCCGCTTGACCTTCTTGGTCGCTATCCGTGCGGCTATCTCGGCATCCTCGCCGCCAGCAAGAATTTCTTCCTTGAAGATATATGCGAACGTGTCAACCTCCACAAAAATACCGGCCCCGGTCGGGCGCTCCTCTACCCTGCCGCCGACCTTGATTTTTCTTTTGCCCTCGGCGATGATTATCCTGCCATCTCGTATGACGGGCTTGAAAACCCGCTCGACCCATTCTAAAGCGGTTTTGGCCATTATGTTCTCCTTAGTTCACGTTTGTTCTAAGCGTCTCGATATCGACATTGCTCGCCACGAGCGACGTATCGGTATATGTTACCTGGTATTCTTCGCGCGTCTTGCGAAACACCCTGTCGAAGGCGGAATTCGCCGCTATCACGAATGGCGAGCCGTTTATGTGCCTTAAGACGCCGCCTGCCATGCGATACTGGATGCTCAGCGTGCCCGCCTGCGTGCTGAAAACCGATACGCCGTAAAAGGCGTGGTTTCGCAGGTTTTCGACCGCGCCAGCTATGTTGCCGCCGCCTGCGAGGGCTTGATTGTTGGCTATAATGTTCAGGCTGTCGCTGCCGATAATTTCCTCACCCATATGAATCTCCTTACGTCTGCGGTTTTATGTAAACATTACCATAAAACCCCGTTACCTGGGCGGCTCCCGTGTTGAGGAAATAAACGCGATAGGATTGCGCCTGAAGCTTGTATGTCCTCAGTATCCTTTGCCCGGAAGCGACCGGAAGCCTGTCGAACTCGACCCACGGGGCGACGCCTTCGGCGGACTCGGCCTCGATTATTATATGACCCGCGCCCGCGCCCGAAGGGCCGGGTAGTATTTCGGCGTATATGGTAAATTCTTTAATCGAGCCAGCCATACTCGGGAGCGCGGCGGATGCTATCGCGAACCTGCCGTCGTCCGGGTTGGCCGGAATCGAATTGCCCACGAGAGGGCTCGCGTTGTTCGCCGCCCATACGGCTACTTCCTGCTCGCCGCGGACGCTCACCGGGTCTGAACTGCCGCCGCTCGCCACTTCCACGCGAAGCCGGTAGTCCGGCGTCATGGTAAGATATCGGTATATCGGGAATTGAAGCGGGTTGGTATCCTCTTCATTGAACTGCCGGAAACATTGTCCTTCGCCGATGGGCTTGAGGTTGATTTGGTAATCCCAAACCGTCTGAGCCTCGATGGTATTGTTGCGATACACCACACGCGCGAATTCGCCGCTCACCTGCACGCTGTACTGCTCGGGCGGAAAGTCGCCGTTGGGTATGGCGAGCTCGGCATACGGAAACCGCGCCTTCTCCCGCTTGTCGTCGGGAACCATCGCCGCAAGCGCAACGGGGTCTGGCCCCATGTATACGAAGATATCTGCGTTGACGTTGGAGCGCGTGATGATGTCGAGCTTGTTATAGCCTCGAACCTGAAAAACCCCGCTGTCGTAGCTCTGCCCTCCCGCGAGAAGAGGAATCACCCTGTTTCCCTGGGAGTCATGGCTAATTCGGGGTACGAAAACTCCCTGCACGGGCAGTATTCTGACTATCTCAGTTCCCATGCTCCCTCCTATCCTTGTGATTGCGTGGGCACCGTCAACCCGCGCTGGCTCTTGTCGGGCTTAGGAACGCCGAACCAATAACCTAATATCTCCGCCTTGAGCCAATGGCTTATGAGCCCGTTGTTCTCCCATTGAATCTCGAAGGTTTCCTTTTCGAAAACCACGATAGTCACGGGGTCTATCTCGGGCTTGCGCGGATTCCAGAACTGCTTGTGGCCGCCCCTGTACCATAGCCGTATGTTTACATCGTTGTAAGCTCCCGGACTTTCAAGCTCCTGGTGAATGTTGGTAATTATCGCCGCCGAGCTCTCGGGAACCGTAAATGTTACGCCGGTATAAAATGTCTGCCCAGGCGCAGCGCCACTCGGCGGAATTTCGAGCCCGTCGCCCGGAGGCGTGGTAATTTTCAGGGGCTCTGCAAACGCGGGCACGACATTCTGCGGCGCCATGATGTAGTTTTCGGCAAGCCGGAGCATCATGGCCCCGAGGTTGTCTTTTTCATTCCCGAGCCAGTCTTTTTTGTGGCCTCTACCGAGGCTGAGTCGCATAAGCTCGGGAAAACCCTCGCGCCAAAACCAATTCCTGTCCTCGGGAACGTCGCCGAGGCCCGCGAGCTTGTGGTATAGTTCTCGCTCGTTCATGTTCTCACCCCTTTGTCTCTACTGTTATACGCTCTTGTATTCGCCCTGCTCGGGTATGCCCGTGGTCAGGTTGAGCGCATCCCGGTAGTAGTACTTGATACCCAGGAGCGAGAAGTAGATGTATATGTCCGTGTCAACCGGCTCAAGGTTGATGAACTGGACTTGCACAGACGAGTTGCGGTTTATAAACAGGGTCACGGGGAAAATCAGCGGCTCGTTGGCATCGCCCCCGAAGTGCTCGCCGAAAATGGGGACGTTGTTGAGGTCGCGGCCACTTGCGAGGTCTTTGAAGTTCACGGCGAAGTTGCGGGTCGCGAGCCATTCCTGGTCTACGAGCTTTCTTCCCGTAAGCATTATTTTCACGGCTTCGAAATCGGCTTCACTCGTAATCTCGAACGTCCCGGTGACCGCCGTGCCCGAAGGCCCGGCCACGAGGACGGAGTTCTGCCAGGGCGCGGTTTCCTGAACCGGCCTTTGGATTGCATACCAGCCCGGACGCTCGAAGGTCTTCTTGCGAAGGTATTCCGCGGGCGTCATACTTCTCTGGTAGACTTCCGTTTCGCGGGTGCGAACCGGATACTCGACGCGCCTGTTGGGGTCAACGGCGCTTCTCGGGACGGGCTGAAGCACGCTCTGAGGCAGGCGCGCGGAAAGCTCCGGGGATATCGGAGATGGTGACGACGGCGAAGCATACTGCTCGCCGGGAAGCTGGCCGATTCCCTGCAATGGATGCGGAACCGAACCATACATAATAACTCTGCCGTCTCGGGTTTTCACGAGTCTTGTTGCCATGTCTCTTTCTCCTAACAAAGGGTTGACATAATTCGCTCCCCTGCTACCCGGAGCGTCGCTTGTCTCGTTGTTTTTTCAAAGGGCCGCCCCGCTCCAACGGAGCGGCCCCCGCGAAGAAAAGACACGCTTTTTCGGTGAGACAGCCGAAGTTGCGCGGCTATTGCTACTGCACTTCTCTCCAGAGCACGCCAATCAGGTACATCCTGATTTTGACGGCTTCCTGGACGCTTGTGAGCGCGAGCGGAATCGGCCATCTCAGTTCCACGCGGAACGACTGCTGCGCGGGGATGTGGATGGGCTTGATTTTCCCCTGCTGGGGAACGGTCAGCTCGAAGCCGTGCTTGATGTCCTGGAAGCCGTGATTGACTACGACCTGGTTGCTTCCGGCGTTGTCGCCGACCGCTACCCCGGTCAGGCCGACGCCCTCGGGAATGTGGATTCCCGGAAGGGTCAGGTAGTCTTTGGAGCCGATTGTCAGGCGCGCGAAACACTTCTCGCGAAGCTTGACTTTCTCGACGGCCCAGGTGACGTCCGTGCCGATTGCTGCGGCCTCGTCGTAGTTCGGGAATATCTCAAAGCAGATGCCGAAGGCATGAAACTGCTGCGGATACGGAAGCTGTCCCGAAGCCACCATGTTGGTCTCGATTTCCCCTACCGCGGACGGGTTCTGGAAAAACGTCAGCGTCCCGGTTCCCGCGATGGGATAATCCTTCGTGTCGTAAAGCTCCTGAGCTATCGGCTCAAGGGCCGGTACGCCCGCCGCCGCGGGTGCAACTCTCCTGGTCATAATGACCTCCGTTTTCAAACGGTTGTTCCTCTCCGCACTCGGGCGCAAGCGGAAAAGGAAAACAGGATACGCCCTATCCCGTCAAAATGCTATTGAACTTCTCTCCAGAGAATACCGACGAGGTATGCCCTGACTTCCCATCCGCCGCCCTCGACGGCCGGGTTGCCGAACGGCCACACGACCTGGACGTAGAACGACTGCTGCGCGGGAATGTGGATGGGCTTAATCTTCCCGCCCTGGCGGATTGTGACATCGTAGTAATGCTGGATGTCCTGCAACCCGTTCGTCGGGAAGGCGTTTATGCCCGCCTGCGCGCCCGTTCCGAAGCCGACCGGGCCGAGCGAAGCCGGAATTCTCTTCGCCGGGTCGATGAGATAGGTCTTGCTCCCGATGTGGAAGCGGAAGAAGGCGGTTTCGAGAACCTTCTTCTTGTTCTGCCAATGCGCCTCATCCACGCCGGTCTGAGCTTCCTCGGGGAAATACGGGACGAGCTCCAGATTGAGACCGAAGACGTGGAACTGCTGCGGATACGGAAGCTGTCCGTTCGCCTGCATGTTGGTTGCAAGCTCCGCGAGGCCCGCGATGCCCGGATTCCGGAAGAATTCGAGCGTTGACACCGTGCCGTCCTGAAGCTTGGTGTCGTACAGGTCTTGACGAACGGGCTCAAGCGCCGGTACGCCCGCTGGCGCGGGTGCGATTCTCCTGGTCATACTACTCCTCCTGTCAACTTTCTGCCCCTGCTATCGGGCGCAAGCAAGGGCCGCTTGGAATGCGCCCTATTCCGTTACATTTGTTAGTATTCGACTTCGGCTTCCTCGCCGATGCCGACGCTGTACTCCCCGAACTGCTCGGGAATGAACTGGCCTATCTCTGCCGCCTCGGGCGGAAGGAACTGGCCCATGCCCGTGTCAAGCGACTGACCCATTCCCGCCGTGTACGGGAGCTCGACGTAATCGCCCATCCCGGCGGTGTACGGGAGCTCGACGTAATCGGACAGTCCCGGCATAGCCAGGCCGAGAATGGTTCTTCCGGCGACGTACTTCGTCCAGGCCATCTTGAAGACGGAAAGCGCGATGCCGGATGTTGCCGTCAAGACGCCCTTGGCGACATCCTTCGTGGCGACGGCGTAAACCGCGCCCGCAACGAGCGAACCGCCGAACTCTCCGGCGATGACGACCGGGGTTCCGGCGTCCGGCTTGAGGCGTCTTACTACCGCGTTGCCGAGCGCCATTCCCATGAAGCCTACGCCGACGCCCATGACCGTCTTCACGGTCTCGACCGCGAACACGCTCTTGACGGTTTCGACCGCGCCTTCGAGCGGATTCATGGCGTACCTGGCGCTTCTCACCGGGTAGCTCTTGGTGTATGACCTCTTGCTCGAACCGACCGCGCCATGCTTCTTGATGTAGCGGTCGATTGCGCTCTTGCTGTATCCGCGCTGAGCGAGGTAGATGGGGACGGGAATGCCCTTACGCCGCGCCCATCCGGCGGCCGAGGCAATTGCATGCCCCTTCCTGTCTTTCTTCCATGCGTTGGCCGCGTATTTCTTCGCGGGCTTGTGGCCGCGAGCGCGCCACATCTTTGCGGCTTTCGTGACGCCGTGCTTCTTGACGAGAGCCCTGTAGCCGCTCGCCCTCTTCTTCGGGTTGGCGGCATACTTCTTTTTCCCCGCCTTTTTCTTGGCAGGCTTGTGGCCCTTTGCGCGCCACATCTTTGCGGCTTTCGTCACGCCATGTTTCTTGACGAGCGCCTTGTAGCCCGTTGCCCTCTTCTTGGTTTTCTTGGCCATACGATTTCCTCCTTTCGCTTTGGCCTTGGAAGGTTTTCCCTTCGCCTTCTCTTCCCTTTTCCACTTTCTATATGCTTTGGCCCCCTTCGTGACGCCAAGTTTCTTTACCAGGCTCTTGTATTTTCTGCCTGCCTTCGACATCTTCACCTTCTTGCCTCCCTTCTCGGGCGGATTGACGAGAAAAGTCCACATGTCCCCTCCTAACCTCGCACCCAATCACTTACGCGAACATTCCTTCCCTTCTTTGCATCAGGGATATGAAAAATCGCCTTGCCGTTTATGTCGGTGCAAACATGCACCTTGCCTTTGTAGTCGTGCTTAAATGGTATCTTTTTCTGCTTTCTCGAATTCCCCTTGACGTGGTAGGTTACGTCGGGCGCATCGCCCATCTTAACCATTATCGGCGGCACATCCGACTCCACCCATTGAAGCTGGACGGTTTCGGGGTCAACGCCGTGGAAACGCCTGTGCATCTTAAGCGCTTTTTTCCAGAGCTCGGGGTAGGCTTTCTTGAAGTCCGCGAGCGTCGGCGGCTTTTTCTTGTCCATGAGGTCAACGCCCGGATTGCCGGTGATGATAAGAAGCTCGGGGTTTGCGGCGACGCGCCTTCGCGCACGTTCGATTGCGGGCATACCGCGTTTAAGAAGTTGCCTGGCTTCGTCGATTTCCGTCTTGGTGAGTTCGAGCTTGTTGTAGAGCCGCTTTGCAGCCGTTTCGCCTATCGCCCGTTTGACGGCGGCCTTTGATATGGAACCCTTGCGCCCGGTTACGACGGCGACCTTGCCCTTCGCGCGGTTGCTGATAACTTCCTTGAGAATTTTTCGTTTCATTGTGGGAGAAATGCCGTCGAAAGTCCCCCACCACATGCCACCTGTTATCGCCTTGGCGACCTGCGGGATGGTGCGATGCGGGCTGTCGGGTCTCGGGCGGAATCCGCGCTTATGTAGGTTCTTCTTCACCCGCTCGACCATGTAGTAGAACCGTTCCTTTGGCGGCAATCTCCGGCCTTTTCTTCTCGGGTTTTCCTTAAAAAGATAATTGGCCATCTTATTTTTTCCTTCTCGGTTTAATCGCCATCGGAGCAAGCTTCACCGCCGTGAGGGCGGTTGCTCCCGCCAGCGCCGTCCAGAAAAGATATTCATACCACGCCCGTATCCTCGGGGGCCGTCCTTTGCCAATAGCTTCGAGGAACTTCACCTTTTCGCCTTCGGGAGCTTTTTCGAGAACAGTCTTTGCAAGCTCGGCGGCGACCTTTTCTCTTTCGAGCTCAATTTTTTCCTTGGCCGCAAAAATTTCGGATATCTTCGGCGCGGCGACCGCAATCCCCGCGGTCATCGCCGCGATAAGCGCGACGGCGGCGATAGTGAGAACTACTACTCCCGACAATCCCGCTTGCTTAAGCCATTCCTGCGGAAGCTCATAGCCCTGGTCAATAAGGGCCTTCAATGTCTCCGTGCGAACATCGCTTAACGCCGCCGCAAGCGCCACGTTCATTTCGGCTATGTCGGAGTTGTACGCATCGATAAGCGCCTCCGCCTTGTTGAGTCTTTCGACATAATCGGCGGGCGCAATCGTCTTTTCCCTGTACTGCTTTTCGAGCTCGGCGGCAAGCGTTTCTACTATGTCGCGCCTGGCCGACATCTGGTTTCTCAAGGTGTAAGCCGCGGAAAATGTCGGGTCTTTGAGCGCGTTTTCCTGAGACATCTTTGCGAGCCCATCATAAGTAACGGTTACGGCCCTCTCGTTACTTCCTATCAGGTAAGCTCTGTTATGTCTGTATGTCATTTATGCCCTCTCCTCTTCGGGCTTTCTCACAATCTCGTTTACCGCCTTGAGCCCCAACAGCGCGGCACCGATGCGAACCGGGTTCTTGGCCTTTCCGAGCGCCGGGGCTATCGCCGCGGTCAACCCCGCCGCGAATGCCCACGGGAGCGCCCTCACTACCTTGGATTTCAGCGGCGGATTGAGTGAAGCATTTGCAATATTGCGCACCGCCTTGAGAGCCGCAAGGCCAGCACCGGCAAGAAACATCGCCGTGTTCGCCACGCGCGGATTGGCTATGAACGGAACTTCCTCGGGCGAAATCCACTCGCCCTCGACCGTCTTCCCGTTTATCTTTATGTATGCGGGAGTTCCCATTTAGCTCCTCTGGCGATACCAGACATATCCGCCTAAGAGCGTCGCGAGCAGCGCCGCCCCTGCAACGAGCGTTTTGTTTTTCTGAAACCATGACTGCGGCGCAAGCGCCTTCTCAGCCGGGGTCGGCGCAATCGGAACCGCAGGCGGTGTCGGCTCCGGAGTGCCCGTCGCGCCCGGCAGGTTCGGCAACTGCCCCTTGGGAATGTTCATCTCGGGCAGGATGCTGCCGCTTGGGATGGCCGCAATCCCCATCGCCGTGCGGGCATAGTTGATTGCGTTGACCATTCTCTCTTGGATTTTTCCGATGCTCTTGTCGTTGGCCGTGCCTTGCTGCTGCGTCAAGGCCCACGCCCGGTCGTTTCGCCACCTGACGAGCTCGCCGTTGAGCGGGGCTATGGCCGCTAACATCTGCGGGTTGTTGGCGAAGATTTTCTTGCCGTTATCCACGAGGGTCTTCGCCTTGTTGTAGTATCGGATTTCCTGGCTATTCGTCGTGAACATGTGCATGCCGCGAATATCCTTGCTGAGGTCTTCGAGGTCTCGCTTCCACAGTTCTTCCGCCGTGACCTCGCCCATCATGCCCTCGGGCACGGTGACATAGCTGCCCAACTGGCGGGGCAACGTCACGTAGTCGCTTACCCCCGCGGGCTGGCCGCTGTCCTGGGCGGTGAGAACCATCTGCTTGACCGACTTGACGCCCTTGCCGGTCATCAGGTTGTATGAGCTTTTGACTCTTCCCCTTATCATACCTACCTCCTTGTATGCCCCGAGCTCCGTATCCCTGGCCGGATGCTCGAAGTTAAACGCATTTTTGACCCTGTTTTTGTTAGCGATGACCTTCGGCGTCATCGTGGCCCGCGGGCCTCTATTGAACTGAGATGGCCTCGCGTGCTCGCGGCGCGTGCCATTTTTATACGCGCTGTTGAGCCGGTGCATTCTTATATCCGAGGCCAAATCGCTTTCGTTTCTGTGAAAGGGCATTACTGACTCCGGGCTATTGCCTTGACGATGAAGTATCCCACGACGCCGAGCAGGCCGTAACCGATGACCTTCGCCGCGGTTAGCCCGGCCTCGACTTTTTCGACCGCCTCTTCGCTCACCTGGCCCATGCCGGTTAGCGCGGGCATGGAATCCTCAAGCTCAAGTCCGCCGTGCTTGGCGGTCTTCACGAGGTAATACCCCCTCGGAAGTTTCGACCTTCCTCTTCTCATCCGTCGCCTCCTTACGCGATTAGCTTGACCTGTTTTTTCATGTTGGCCTCGACGACGCTCTTCGGAGCGCCGGTTATAACGCGAATCTGGTCGAAGTCGAGCCCCTTCGCCTTTAGCTGGTTTGCCAAAAGGCTGAACTGCTTGGTGAGCAATTCGTGCTCGGCCATCAGTTCTTCGAGCTTTGCCTTTGCCTTGTTGAACTCGTCGAGTCGCAGGTTCATCAAGGCCCACGCTTGCCGTCTGTGCTTGCGGAGCTTGCTGCGGTTGCTCCCGAGGCCATCGACGGCTGGCTTCCCAACCCTAACATATTGCATCGGCATCTTTAAGCTCCCTGTAAAGCGGCCTGCATTTTCGGTATAGCCTGTTTCATGAAGTCCACTTCTCCCTGGACTGCCTTGATGTGTTTGTTTGTGTCAGTCGTCTGCGTGACATACTGCACGGCCATCGCGCGCCAGAGCTTGTAGTCGGCGTGAAGCTTCTTCAACTGTTTTTGCTGGCTGCGGTATGCCTCGAAACCGGCGACCGCGACCGCGACCGCGGCCCCGACAAGGGCCACCGTTCCGAGGCCAACCCCTAAGACCTTCGCGCCGGTAGCGGCGGCGGATGCGCCCGTGGCCGCCTGCTTGGCCCCCGCTGCCGCCGAGGCTGGCGACGCGGCTGTCTTTTCATTGTCGGTTTCAAGACTCGGGTCGTCTATGCCGGGAATCTTCTCGCCTTCGGGCAGTTTCCCGCCGCTCTGTTTGACTTCGAGCGCGAGCTTATCGATGGCGGCCTTTTGTTCGGAGGTCTCCTTGGCGGCTTCCTTTATTTTCTCGGCCGAGGTCGGCGGACTTACGAGTATTTCCCATGCCTTTTTTGCCGCCGACGCCGCTGCCGGTGCGGTTTTCCCGTACTTGTCCTGGAATTGCTGAATCTGTTTCATGGGGTCGTTGGCCGGGGGCTCCGAAGACGACGGAACCATAGTCGGCTGCGAGGCATAGGGATATGACGGTTCGCTCGGGCCGGAAGGTGCCATCGTTTTCTTCCGGCGTTTGAGCGCGATTGCCGCCGCCGTTCCACCCGCGGCAAGCAGCGCTATCGGGATAAGTATCAATGCCAGCGGGTTTTCCCTGTATTGCATTTATACCTCCAGAACCTTGTACTTGTATGCTCGCGGCCTCACGCCGAACGGGAATAGCTTGCCGTTTACATTTAACGGCGTTGTATCGACCGCAATCCATTTCATTTTTCCTTCGACCGGGACAAGCGCTTCTATTAGGACGTGGTTGAAGACCTCGGGCTTATATGACGCCACTAATACGATTCGCACCGGAATTCCCATGCTCTTTATCAGAGAGCCCATAAGAATGGTATGGTCGTCGCAGTCGCCGACGCGGCGGTCGAGCGTGACGATGGGCGAGCGGAGCATTTCTTTGCCGTCCGGGTCTCTGTCCCATTTGATGTTCCTGAGCATCCAGTCGTAAATTTTACGGACGTTGCAGAGGTAGTCCTTCGAACGGCATGGGCGGGTGATGTCTTCGGCGAGGAAGCGGATGCGCGTCTGCGAGGCGGGGTCTTCGTTGCCGGAATACTCGCGGATAAGCTCGACTATCTTGCCAGCGCTTACCATTATTCCGGCATTGCCGTTGGGGATAAGGATGCGCCGGACTCTGACCGGCGTTCCATCTCCCATCGTAGTGCAAAGTTCGTTTATCGGCATCGCCATCCCTAAAGAGAAAGCCCGCCATGAACGCTGTTGGTTCATCGCGGGCCTGGGACTCCAGGGAGGCGACTTACTTTTTCCGGCGCGGGGTCGTCTTCGTATGTGTGTCTTGTTCCTTCGGGTGTTCCCTCAAAACATACAAGACGAGAGCACGCCAAATAGCCAACCCATGACGCTTTATTTCGCCAAGGAACTCCTTCCTTGCCTTAAGGTCTCGGATACTTTCTTCATTTTCAATTGCCTCAAGCCCCTTGTCAACTACGTCGTCGAGCTTGGGCTTATCGTCACGCGACATAGAATACACTCCCACGAAGCGAAGTCAAATAAAATTTCGACCATCGTTACTTCGGGGGCGTATTTTTCGCAGCGCCGCCGCCGTCCGCTTCATTGCCGTCGCCGGTCTTAAGTGCAGACGAGACAAGGGTTTGCGGCTCGCCGCTCATTGACGACTCGGGGCTTTCCGGGCCGTCGATATTTTTTTTATTTTTTTCGATATCGGGCGGAGAAAATGTGACCTGCGCATCCTCGGCGAAGGTCACCGGGGGCGGCGTAAGCATCGGCGCTTCGTAGTCGAGCGGCGCTTCATAGTCGTCCACATCGACAAACTCTTCCTCTTCTATTTCATAATCGGCGTCGTCGATTTCCGTGCCGGGCGGCATCGGCGGTTGATACTGCGGCGCGGCTTGGGCCGCTCCCGGAGGTGTCGGCGGCGCAGGGGCCTGGGGCTCTTCTATGGGCGTGCCGTCCGGGGCGACGGGCCGGAAGTTGAGCGTGATTTCGTGCAACCACGTTTCTACCCATTGCCGCGCCGGTGCATTGTTGGTAATGTACTTGTCGAACTCGGCGACGCCTTCGTCGCCTTTTTGCTCGAAAGCGAGGCTGCGAAGGCTTTCGAGGGTCGGGCTTTCGCGCAAGAACATCGTAACTTCCTGGCCCGCTATGTCAAGTGTCTTGCGGGCGAAGAACGCCGGGCTCGTGCCCGTCAGATATGCCGCTATCGCTTCCTGCTGTAATTTCTCGGCGCGCTTGAAGATTTCCTGGGCATTCGCATCGGGCTGTGGGGCGGCTGATGCCTGCGCGGGGGCGGCTGGCGCGGCGGCGGCTGATGCAGGGGCAGTCGCGGGTCTTGGCGGTTGCGGTCTCGGGGCTGGCGCGGCTGGCTTGCCGGTCTTTATCATTCCCTTCGGCAACATCATCGGCTTTATTTTGCCGCTTCCCATGACTTCGAGTTGTTTTTTCTGGACTTCGTGCTTGCTCTTGTTGGCATCGACTATGCTTCCGACGAACTCCTTCACCGTGTCCGCGCCCTTTTCAATGAGTTCGAGCTTCCAGTCCTTGTCGCCTGGCGGGGACATTGCATTTTTGATGGTTTCCATGAGAATTTGCTGTTGCGCCGAGGCCGTCTGCTGCAAGGTGTTCATCATCATCGAGTTGACGCTCGACATAGCGCCGGTGAGCATTGTCGCGAAGGCTTCGATTTTCTTGTCCTCGGATTGCGGCGCTGGCGGAGCGGTTTTCGCTTCGACGAGCTTCGTTGTCATGTCGCTCATCATTTTAAGAACGTCTTTCATATTGAGCCCGTTGTCGTCGGGTTTTTTCAGCCCTTCTTCGCGCAGGCGGCGGAGCTCTTCTCGCATCTCCTTGAGCTCGCGGCGGTTTTCCTTGAGCTCTTCTTCGCGAGTGAACCTGTCGAGGATTTTCTTTTCAAGCTCGGCTTCGAGGGCCTTCCTGTCTATAGGCTCGAAGCCGGGCTGCGGGAATCCGGGAACCGCGAAAGGGGAGCGGTAGTTCATGTCGATATCCTCTTCGTCTTCGTCGTCATCCTGAAGCTTTTTCGTGGTTTTTTCGTAATCCGCCTTGGCCTTTTCGGCCTCGGCCTTCGCTTCATACTCGGCTCGCTTGTTTCGCCAGTACTCGGCTCCTTCTTCTTTTTTGCCTTGCTCATTGACGGCGGGGTATTTTTCGGCGGTATGCTGCATATCCGCCATTGTCACTTTTGGGAAGCCCTCGATGACTATCTTCGCCCTGGTAGCGGCCTGCTTTAGGCCATTCAAAACATTGACGTGGTAAATACCGCCGCGATGCTCCCTTCTAATTATATCCTCGACATTTTTATACGAGGTTAAAGTTTCGACTTCGCGTATCTTGCCCGTAATTAACTCGAATTTATTGTCGGGTGTAAATTTGGGGCTGAAACGCATTATGCACATCGACCAGTTTTCCAGGTCGGGGGGCACTTCCTGTCTGTCGCCGTTTAGAATTTCGACTACTTCATATGGGAGTTCTGTTTTCCGTTTGGGCTCCTCTTCTTCCTCTTCTATTTTTGTCTCGGCCTCGTCGCCCTCAATTTCTTCCGTCGTGACTATCTTCTTTCGCTTCTGCGTTTTCTTAGGCACATCCATCTCCCTTCCACAAACAATGGGGTTAATCCAACATCTTTTCACTTGGCGGTAACTTGGCTCTGGCTTGGGAATAACTTGGCGGTAACTTGGAAACCAACAAGGCTTTTCTCTCTTGGCTACGGTCTTTTCTTCGCATCACATAGTGCATCCCGCATCTCGTTTCGTCAAGCGAAAATCCGCCGAAAGCTAAAAATTTATTGGCCCCGATATCCGTCGCCGATATCGGCGGAAGCGTCATGGAACAATGACGGGAACTGCCCCAAAAAAGCATGCGAGATGTAAACCCTTGTGCCGGAAGAGATTACATCAAGCCCATGAAAGATTTTTCAGGCGTCTCGGGAAATATTTTTATCGTCGTAAGTACTTATGTCGTAAGGACTTATGACGATTCGCAAAATATTTCAAAAATAATTCTGGACTTTAGTGTGACCCTGTGGTACACTATCGGAGTAGTAATCATGTTCTTTGACAATAAGGCAGGATGCCATGCAGACGCCATCACCGTCTGCGTTTCTATACACTCTAATTTCTTTTTTACCCGAAAGGAGAATGCTATGGACGCAGAAAAAGCGCATGGCAATCCAGGGGCGCAAGTGAACCCGGTTAGTACAAACCAGGTAAAGCTTGACAAAAATCCCAGCCCGGTGAAGGTGGAATACATGAAGATGTGCCACGAGAGCCGGGAATACATCGGCAAGCTGCCGGTCGGCGAAGACGACAAGGGCGCGCCGAAGTACGTCGGCAAGAATTGGGCGGTCGCGCACGCGCTGATTTGCCTGATGCACGGCCTCCAAGAGGGCGAAGTGACGTGGGAGAAGGTGTTAAGCTGGTTCAAGCCTCCAAAGGCGGCGAAGGCCAAGAATGAGGCCAAGCCGAAGAATGCCGGGAGCAAACCCGCGAAGAAGTCAAAGGCTGCGAAGCCGTCAAAGGCCAAGAAGCCCGCGAAGAAAGCGGCGAAGAAGAGCTCCAAGGCAAAGTCCAAAACCAAGAAGTAGAACGCGAGTTCTACGAGGCAAAAGGGGACGGGGTGATGGCCTGTCCCTTTTGCTTTTTAAGGAGGCGAACATGTCCAAACCGAGGTACGCAAAGCGCCACTACGAGGATGCGGCGAGAATCATCCGCGAAGCCAAGGAAGAGTTCAAAACCCCGGAAGAATTAAGGGTTGTAAACTATATCCGGAACGAGTTCTCTTTCATGTTCACGGAAGATAACAAGCTTTTCAAGGTCGGAAAATTTCTGGAAGCTTGCGAGCCGAAGCCCGAAAAATAAGACCACTACTCATCCCCCGGTGGAACGGGGGATGCGATAGTGGCCTTGTGCCTTGTTCTTTGACAAAACGGAAAGGGGTTTATATGGAAAAGACGGAGAGCTATGCGGACAGCATCCGCGAAGCCGTCAAGGCGCAGTCCAAGGACGTTCTTGTTCTTGATGAGATAGTGGACATCACCATGAAGCACCGGAAGGAAGCCGGGGCGCTTCGCCCTGACGAGTATGAGATGTGGCGAAACGAGGAAAAACACCGCATCCGGATTAGAAGCGCGCTCATGACGCTCAGGCGCAACGGAGAGGCCGTCCTGATTGGCCGCGCCAAGTACCGTTTCTTCATTTAAGACCTTCACTCGCCGCCTTGAGCATTTCTATGCTACGTCCGAACGGGGCGGCGGGATGAGGGGCTTGAAGTTCACGGAAACCCTCTCTCAGATAGGGCATGATGTGAACGGAATATTCGAGCACGGGGGCCTGAAGGAAGCGGAGGAAATGTGCTTTCTTCCGCGCACCCACGGCAAGGCGAACCTCGACAAGGATGCAAAGTTTTTCGGAATGACCGTAAAGCTTCCGAAAAAATAGGCGATTCGAAGGGAGGATGCCTATGAGATAAGACCTTTACTCTTCGTCCTGCGGCGCTAAGCGGGCTTTTTCTCCACAACCACATACAGAAAAAACCACTACCCGCCTTAAGCGACTAATCCCCAGGGCGAAGAGATAAGGGCCTTGTTCCTTTCCGTTCTTTGAAAATTTGGGAGGTAATCATGAAGTTCGATAGCGAGAATAAGACTATCGTATTCGAGAAAAACGAGAATGTTGACCAGGCCGCGAAATACGCAAGGAAACTTGGATGGGAAGTGGAGAAATGCGGCAGTTCCCTCAAGTTTATCCGATGGTCTGATGGTACTACCGTCTTGGAAAAAGATATCGACGGTAACATCCTTGAGCTCATGGAAGACTTCAAAGTTCTTTTCCGGGAACTAACAAGTAATCATGTTTGTTGTCGATGTGAAAGATTATTTAGAGATGATGAGGTTGTTGATTGTAGGGGTTTAATTTACTGCCTCGCATGTCACGGGGTTTTGAAGGCTCAAGAAGCTGCCTCTAAAGCAATTAATAAGGTTTCCAAAAACTAAGACCTTCACTCGCCGCCTAAGCTGGATGGTTTCTTAATCGTCCGGCCCAGGGGCGGCGGGATGAGGGCCTTAATCCTCCCGTTCTTTGACAATTTGAAAGGAGAATGTATGAGCGAAGAAGCGCGAAGATTGTACATTCGGTCGATAGGTGCCTTTAGGCGCTTTATCGGGGAACTGAAATGGTTTTTGAAACACTTCCGCAAGTCCATGACTGGCGAAGAAATCGGGGCCGCGAAGTCCGAGATAAGGCGCTGCGGCAAGGAGCTCGAAGAAGCTAAGTTGAAGCTGAAGGAGCGTTCATTTATCAACCCAATCGATGCGCAGATAGCCACAAGCGAAGCCGAACGCCGAAGAGCCGTCAAGAAATACAAGGCCAAGGCCGAGGCGAGAGAGCGGGCCAGGCGCGAGAAACGAGAGACCGAAGCGCTCGAAGCGCACCGGGAAGCGGTCAAAAAAGCCCTCGACGAGGACAAACCGCCGCCCCCGCCGCCGAAGAGGCGAAACGGCAAGAGCGTCAGCGGTCTCGATTTTCTGTTGGGGGGATAATGAAAAAGCAAATAGCAGCGAAAATATCTCCCTCGAAGATTGCCAAGCATCATACCGAAAAAGCGGTCAGAGAGGGAAGGCTTCGAGAGTACTGCTTCAAGACCTACGGCGAAGAGTATGTGAAGAAGAACTTTTGCCCCGGTTGCAGCCATGCCGGGATATGCCGGAAAGGAGAAAATCATGGCGGTAATTAAGTTTAACGGAAAAGAAAGGGGCTGCGGGTATCCCCAGGAAGGCGGTATGTACCTGCTCACGAGCCCGGTCGGGGCTCCGTGCGACAGGATGCCTTACGAGATTCCCGTGTGCCCCGTTTGCGGCGAGACCATTCGCTTCACGCGAAGCATGCAGCAAATCAACGCCAAAAAGCTCTTCGGCGAGCACGAGGGTTGCACAGACCCCAAAGCCCTGCGGCCCTGCCCGGCATGCCAGCCGGGGGATGACCCCGCGGGCCTGATGTGGGTCGGCGACTCCTTCTACTCGCCGGGAGAGTTCGTCGGCGAGGCCGCCGAGATGGGCGTGTCCAAGCGAATAAGCAAGCTTCCCGAGTTCTTCGAGGTCGGTAAGACGTGGCTGTTTCTTGCGCATAAAAAGGCGCTGAAGCGCATCGAAGACGGGAAGACAAGGAATGTTCCGGGTGTAATAATGGCATGCAGGCCGACAAAGCTCGTCAAAGTAATGAAGGAAAAGGACATTACCGACGAGAAGGTGAAGGAGCTCGAAGAAAAAGGCATCGATGTCATGAGCGTTCCCGACGAGGAGCGCTTCACGACGCCGAAGAAGCCGAAGGGCTCTTCTACCGGCCTCGACGCGCTGTTAGGTTAAAAATTGCCCGGCGGGGACTCCTCGCCGGGCTAAAAATATCTTGATGTAGCCCGTTATCCGGGCGCAGAAGGGAACATGTATGGGTGAAGCGAGACTATTGTTGTTTGTTGGCGATGAGTGCCCCACATGTACGAAGCTTGTCGAGGATATGGTCGGCAAGGGCCTTATCTCCGAAGACCAGGTTGATATGCTTTCCCTGCGGCCTCAACTTATCGCCGAGGACTTCGAGATTTTAGACACCGCGACGGTTGACGGGCTTGCCGAGGCGGCGTTTCACAACGTCAAATCGGTGCCTACATTGATAATCGTCAAGGACAACGAAACGCTTGAGCGCATCGACGGCGACGGCATGGCAATATCGGAACTGATAGACGAATGGAGGGAAAACTGAAAAATTTTTTCTTATGTACAGATGTAGAGTTTGACAAAGCGGAAAACCGGGTGTAAATTGCAGATGCGAGGAAAAGACGGCGCGTTTACCTTAAAAACGACACGTCTAAATGTGAGGGCGGTAGCCCCAGGTGTGAGGGCGGTAGCCCCAAGTGTAACGGAACTGATTGGGAGGTTGTAATGACGCAGGTTAATGAGGAAATGGTAGCTATGCTGGAGGAGATGGGACGCGGCATAGGCTTCGGCTCGCAGTTCAAAACGGGGGCCGCGATTATCTCGACCATCCCGCCGGACTTTTACATGCAGCAGATAGAGCTCACGAAGGGCCTCGTCGAAGACGCCGACGAGGAATCGAAGGAAATTCTTCAAAATATCATAGAGGTCAACCAGCTTGCCGTTAATTTCTCCATGAAATACCGCAAGCTTCTACGCTCGGAAGAGCAGTTTATAAGAAAAAGCAAAACTGCGGCAATGCCGTCGAGCGATGCGGCAATGCCGTCGAGCGATGCGGCTCAGCCGTCCCGGAAGGCGGAATCACCGAAAGCCGAGCCCGAGAAGACGCCGGAGTCGAAAAAATAACTCCGGGGGCCGTATGAACCTTATAGACGGTAAAGCGCTTCGGGAACATATCAAGAAGGCCGGTTACACCATGAAAGCCTTCGCAAAAGCGGTTGGAATAAGCCGCCGCACCCTCTACTGCTACGTCGAGGGCACCAAGAACCCCGCGCTTCATCGTCTCCTGCGCATAGCGGCCCTGCTTAACCTTAAGACAGATGAGCTCGTAAGCAAATAGAGGCGGCGTTGACTCTCGAAACGAACATACTTGATATCCCCGTGTTAAAGGTTGTCCAGGCGCTCAACATCCCTACCCGTGAGCACGGCGACAAGGTTTGGATAAAGTGCCCGTTTACCCATCACGAGCATGACGACGAGAGCCCGGCCTGCGAAGTCGGCGGCAACAAGAATCTCGTTAGATGCTTCAAGTGCGGAATAGCCAAGGACAACCTCGGGCTAACCATGCAGGTGCTCGGCCTCGAAGCCCGCGATGCAGCCAACTGGCTCAGGACGGAGTTTGGAATTCCCGGCCCGACCGACAAGGCTTATAAGCCTGTTGACCCGATTAACATGCTCGCAAGCCTGCGTAATTGGAGCATTCACGCTTTCGAGCTCATCGACTGCCGTTCGGATAAGGACTGCGTTATCTTCCCGATGCGCGACGGCGACGGGAACGTCGTCGGAATTAAGAAGCGCAAGGGCAACAATACCATGTTCCAATGGTATAACAAATCCGTGAAAAGCTATACGCCGCGCGGCAACAAGCACGGCCTCTTCTACCCGAAGGAGCTCCCCGCTGAAGGCCCCGTGCTCGTCCTCGAAGGCGAGGCCGACACGCTTGCGGCGATTTCCGCCGGGGCCAACAGCGTAATCGGTACGGCGGGCAGCAGCGCCGGGCCAATTGGCGACGCGGCCCTGCAAAAACTGCTCGCCAACCGCGAGGCTATCCTCTTCCCCGACCCGCGGGCCTCGGGCCGAAAGTGGCTTAACACGCTCGGGGAATTGCTTCTCAACGTGCAATGTAAGGTAAAATATGTCCCCGCGGACAAGAAAGACCTCGATGAAAAGCTCCGCCATGAAAAAGATTTGCGTAAGAAGCTGAAAGAACTGCTCGACAAGGCCGTCGATTTTGTTCCCGTTGACCCCGAAACAGATTTCAAGCTCCCGAAGATAGTCATGAACGACTACCTGCTCGATTCGCTGACCCGCCAGGCGATTAACGCCCTCGACGAGAAGAACGACCCGCCATGTATTTTCGTTCGAATGGGAAGGCTCACGCGCGTGCTCCGCGACGAAGACGGTCATATTTCCGTAGATATATACTCGAAGGCATCTATGAGACTGCGGCTGGCCGAGTGCGCGCGCTTCGTTTATATAAGCGAGGAAGGCGAACATTTCAAATCCCCTCCCGATGCCGTGGTGGAGTCCGTCCTTGTTTGCGGCTCATGGCCATTCCCTCCCTTGAGGGCTATAACCGGCGCTCCCATTCTGCGCGACGACGGCTCTATTTGCCTTGAGCCCGGTTACGACGAAGCGACCGCGATGTACTACGTCCCGCCCGACGACTTTAAGATGGAGGCCATTCCAAGCGAGCCATCCGAGGAAGATGTCGCCGTCGCCCGCGAATTATTGCTCGACGTGATACGAGACTTCCCGTTTGCGGATAAAAGCGGCCCGGCGAATTCGCTCTCCCTGCTTTTTACTATGTTGATGCGAAGTGTTATCGATGGCTATGTTCCTCTTTGTATCGTAGACGCGCCTTCACAAGGCACGGGCAAGGGTAAGCTCGTCAAGAGCCTTAGCATCATCGCCCTCGGGGACGAGCTCGCAAGCCAGTCCGCTCCGCACGGCAGGTATGCCGAAGAGGAATGGCGAAAGCTGCTTATAGCCATCCTCGACCAAGGCAGCCCCGCCGTTCTCTTCGACAACATCTCCGAGCGCGAAGTTCTCGACAGCGCGCCGCTTGCAAGCATACTCACTACAGACAGATACACGGGCCGCGTTTTAGGCCAGTCGAAAAATCTCGAATTCAAGGTCAACCTCACGTGGGTTGCCACGGGCAACAACGTCAAGGTCACCGGCGATATGCCTCGCCGCTGCTATTCCGTGCGCCTGGACAGCAATCTCGAAAAACCGTGGGAGCGAGACCCCAACAGCTTCCTCCATCCGAACCTCGAAAGGTATGTCCGTGAAAACAGATACGAACTTCTCCGGGCGGCTTTCGTGATAATCAGGGCGTGGTATGCCGCTGGCAAACCGGCGGCGAAGGATATCCCGGTTATAGGAAGCTTCGTCGAGTGGAGCGAGGTAGTCGGAGGGGTTTTGCAGAATGCCGGGATAGAGGGTTTTCTCAGCAACCAGAAGAAGCTTTCGAATTATCAGGATGACGAATGGCTTCAATGGCGCGCTTTCTTCAACGCCTGGAATCTCGACCTCGGCGAAAGCAGCGTGAGCACGGCGGATGTTGTCTCTCAGATATTCACGGAAGGAACCGAGCTTTCCGAGGTTGTCCCCGATGTCCTTCTGTCTGCGAAAGAGCGCGGCGAGGCTTCCTTAAAACGCTCCCTCGGCAGGCGGCTCTCAAGATTAACGGGTAAGATTTTTAATTCCCGCAAGCTCGACTTCGCTCAAGACCTGCGAGCGAAAACAAAGCTTTGGGTGCTTTCAGAGGTAAAAGAGGATTCTGCGGGGTTGCGGGGTTATGAAAAATCTTGCGGGGTTATGGAAAACGGCATAACCCCGCCAACGGATGGTGTAACCGAGGGCTCTAAACCACAAGATATAGTAGATTTTCATGGCTCTGCGGGGTTGCGGGGTTATGATGTGTGTATGCAACGCATGGGGACAAGTTCTTATCCTGATGACGATGATAAGAACTTGCGAGACGGGGCTGCAATAGCAAACTTAATACCGCAATACCGCAACCCCGCAGAATCGGCCGAAAATCCCACACAAACCCCCGGAAAAACGAGCTCGAAATCTGAAAAAAGGCTTGCAGACCCGGCATCTAACCCCGCAACCCCGCAAGAAATCGAGCCTGAGAAATCTGAAAAAAGGCTTGCAGACCCGGCATCTAACCCCGCAACCCCGCAAAAACCACCCTCGAAGGACAAAAACGGAAAAATTCCAATTATCCTTACAGACCCGGCATCTAACCCCGCAACCCCGCAAGATTCTGACGCGGATGGGGTGGAAAGTGACAAAGATGTGGATAGCGAGCCATAATGGCACGATTGAAGATATTATGGATTAAAACGAAGTTAAAACTGATAATTCTATTTGGGAGAATATCGAAAGGAGATGAGATGGCGGATGCGGAGAAGGTTGTCGAACAGTTTTTAGGGCCTGACGGCGAGGAGATGATAAGGAAGGCGAAGGTCTTGATTTCGTCCGGCTACAACATTCTTGACAAGGGCAGGAAGGCCCTTGATGCAGCGAATGAACTCGTCGATGCGATATCCCATGCAAGAAATAATGTAGCGGAGGGATACAACCGGACAAAGACTTTTCTGGCCCCCGGAGTCCTCGGTAAGCTGACGGACTTGTATGAAAAAGTGAAAAAATTCGGGATACTAAACATCCTCGAAGACATGGTGAAGAAAAATGCCAGGCAATGACAGGCGACGCGGCAGGGCGATTAGCAAGGAACCTTTCAAACGAAGGGATGTGGATGTGTCCGTTGACAAAGAAAAACATTGTATGATAGCGGCGTTGCAGGGCACGGAAAAGTGCGTGCAGAACGAAACGTGTCATTTTTGGAACAAGAAGAGGAGCGAATGCCGCCTCGAAGCGCTTGTATATGCGGCGATAAGCTTCTTTAGAAAGGGAGGTAATCATGGGAAACCCCAGGGCCAGCGAAGATATTAAAGGGGCTGAGGGTATTCACGAAATCGGCTCCGTGCTCGTCGAGTGCCCGAAGTGCGGCAACAAAGACCTTGTGATATGCACCAAGGGCTTCTTGAGAGTGAGGCCCGGCAGCCCGCAGGGAACGCTTCTCGACCCAAACCAGGTATTTATCTGCATTCGTGAAGGCGGAGAAATCTGTCATATTTTTGACATAGAGGACTGGTACAAACATCACAAAACGTCGGCAGAAGCCGAGGCAGAAAAAGCCAGGGCGGCAGAAAAAGCCAGGGAAGAAGCGAAAGCCAGGGAAGAAGCCCTAAGACCACTTAAACTTGTAGATGAGGTTGAAAATGACGAAACCCACAGCACAGGCGAGGGTGATATTTAGACGGCGGGTTAGTCCGTTCGTGAAGAAGTTCGATTCCACGCCGGAGGGCGTCGTGTGTCCGCACTTCCACGTGCTTTCGCATGCGAACGGGTGTTTATATAACTGCTCGTACTGCTACTTGAAGCATACCATGCGAAACACCCTCGAAAACAACAAGCCCATCCCGACCGTCTTTACCAACATAAGCGAGATGAAAGAGCAGGTTAGGAAGTGGGCGGCGAAGACCCCGAAGGCCATGCTAAATGCTGGCGAGCTTTCGGACAGCTTCCTCGACCCGCGATATCTTGATATGATGCTTAAGGGCATCGTGCAGGATAAACATTTCGAAAGTCATACGATGCTACTCGTCACTAAAGGGGCCGCAAACGTCGTGGAAGTGCTTCGCAATTACGAGCCCCAGGACAACGTTATAGTGTCCTTCAGCGCGTCGCCGAATGCGGCGAATTACGAAAACGGCGCGCCGCATGTCGCCAAGCGTCTCATTGCGGCGAAGAAGATTAGAGACATGGGATGGCGGATAAGGCTTCGCTTAGACCCTATAATTCCGGAAGACCTCGGCGGTACGCCGTCGCCCATGAACTTCATGGAAGCTTGCGCGGGCGTCGGGGCCGAAAGGATAACGCTCGGCTCTCTTCGCTTCGCCTTCGGATGGCGGTATGACAGGAAGCTTCGCGCGGCGACAACCGAAAGCGACAACTGCGGCAGGTACGGCAAGGCGTTCAAGATGCGCCTGCCTTTCCAGGAGCGGATAAGGCTTTACGAAGATGTTAGCGCGGGCCTTCGCACTTTCGGATACGGCGGCCCGATAGGGTTTTGCAAGGAAGTGGTAAAAGTTTACGAGCACTTCGGGTTAAATCCCGAGCAGCCCGTTTGCAACTGTTCATTGTTCGAGGAGTGAGATGAGGAAGGAATGTCCACATTGCGGCGCTTTTGCGAGAATACCGGAAGTGGAGCTCGACGAGCAGGGCAGGCTCGCAATAGATATCCCGCCGGAGGATGACCACGCGCTGAAGCAACTCGGAATATTCCCATTTGCCCATGTAAAGCTGAAAGCAACGCTCGAACGTAAAACATACGGATATGTGCTTATACTGGAAAAGGAGTGACTATGTTCTCAAGAACACATTTACTCGCGGCGCAGTTCGCCGCCGATGAAAACACGAGGTACAAATTCCGCAAACTCCAATTAACCAGGGACGGTAAAGCGATAGCCACGACGGGCAAATATGCCGTCGTGGTAAGCGGCCTCAATTTGCAGGAAAAGCTAAGGAAAGAAACCGCCCTTATAGACAAGGATGTGGCGTTGGGTTTTGCGGAGATGATAGAAGGTAAACATTTCACCGTCTCTGATTGCGGAAACGACACCTTTATTCTCTATGATGGCAAAACTACCATCACGCTGAAAGAGGATAAAGGCGACTTCCCGGACGTGGCAGCCTCCACGGATGAAGCCAACAACCCCAAGAAGCGAGAAAACTGCGCGAGCGCATATGTGAACCTCGAACTTCTCAAGACCTGCATCGACGCGCTTGTAAAAATGACCAAGAAGGACAGCGCGGTAGAGCTTTTCGTGGCCAGGAAGGAAGGGGAAGACAGGCGATTAGGGCTTCGAATAGAAGCGATGGGCAAGGGGCTCAACGGCGAGGATATCGTCGTCACGCTGATGGAAATGATGAAATACAAGTAAGGAGAAAAAGCATGAAGTGTTACGTAGTCGGATTTTTATATTCCAACATAAAGGACGCGCCGCACGTCTTGCTCGTCAACAAGCTTAAGCCCGAATGGCAGGCCGGGTATTGGAACGGCATAGGCGGCAAGGTGGAGAGCGGCGAATCGCCCGAGCAGGCGATGTCGCGCGAATTCAAGGAAGAAACCGGAATAAGCGTCTCCCCGAAGGAATGGAAACATATGGTAACGCTGGTCTGCCCCGGAGGCACCGTCTTCTTCTTCAGGGCCGTCGCCAAAACGCACATATTCTGCGGCAACTTTCCGCGGGCAAACGATACTGGCGAAGAAATCGACTGGAAGAACGCCTACATTCTTCCAATAGACACTATCACCAACCTGCGATGGCTCGTGCCGTTCTGCCTCTTGCAGAAGCTCGAACACCCCATCTTCGTCCACGAGGATATGAGCGACTACGCCTGGCAAACGCCGGGAAAGGAGAAGGAAGATGGCTAACAGGCCGAAACCGCTTGTCTTGGTAAGCAATCGCATTATGGTTGAAACGACGCCTTTCGAGATTCATCATGTGCTCATCTCTATCACCGACCCCAAAAGCAGTTATCCCCTTGTGAAAGCTTCTCCCGGCCGGTTTGACATCCTTTACGTCCAGTTCTATGACCTCGGCGAGCCGCATCCAAAGCTAAAGCCTATCTTCAACGAGGAGATAGCCGGGCGCATATGGAGTTTTGTAAACGAGTACAAGGATAAAGTCGAGGCGATTATATGCCATTGCGAAGCCGGGCTTTCCCGGAGCCCCGCCGTCGCCGCGGCGATTGCAAAGGTTCTTCACGGCGATGACAGCGAGTATTTCAAGACATTTTTACCTAATAGTTTGGTTTACAGTACAATGCTTAACGTGGCAAGAGGAGAGAGGAGAGGCAATGTATAATATAATAGGATGGTTTACAACCGCGCTATCGCTTGGCGGGAACTGGTTTGTTATCAAGAAGCATTGGCTCGGCTTCGTCTTGTGGTTTATAGCCAATACCGTCTGGATAATCATCGACATCAACATGAACATCTACAGCCAGGCGGCGTTGTTTGCAGCCTACAACGTGCTCGCAATAATCGGCTTCGTCGCGTGGTTCAGGCTTTCGGGCAAGGGAGTCGCCATCGGCCACGTCGGCAGGGAGATAAGCAACTGTATCGACTGCGTTCACGCGATTAAACATGGCGGCGCGCTCGGCATGGACGGCAAGTGCGTTCGCCGTGGCCGCGTGCAAATAAGGTACGACAAGAAGCGCGACCGCGCGAGCATTGTCTGCGTCGGATACAAGAAGAGGGCGTAATGGTACATAAGCGAAGGAAAAAGGCGGACTTGTTTACCGAGGCGGGGGCCGACTTCGACGGCGAGTATCGCTATGATTTGTTTCGGAAGTGGGACGACCGGCCCATGATTGTTTTCATAATGCTCAATCCGAGCACCGCAGACGAAAACAAGCTCGACCCGACCGTGACCAGGTGTATGAAATTTGCTATCCGCAATGGCAATGGCGGATTTCATGTCGTCAATCTCTTCGCGCTTATCTCGACCGACCCGAAGGCCCTGCTCGACCATCCCGACCCGGTAGGCCCCTTGAACGGCAGGTACATAAGCCGCCTTGCCCGCGAATACCCGAACGGAGAAGTCGTCGTGGCCTGGGGCGCTCACAAGGCGGCGTGCGAGCGGGCCGAAAAGGTCTTGAAGTTGCTGAGGAAACACCGCGACAAGCTCTACTGCCTCGGGAAGACCAAGAACGGCTCCCCGAAACATCCGCTTTACGTTCCTTATTCGGCGAAACTGGAATTATATGAGAACTCGTAAACTACAGGAATCATGGCAGGTAATCGGCGTGACGCGGCTGTTAAGCCCTTACGGCGCGAAGAAGCTAACCTTCTTCCCCGCTCCGGTGCAGGAAGCCCCATTTATATGGGGCAGGATAGCGGTGCGCTGCTACTACCGCAAAGATGACATGGGTTACGGGTTGATTATGAGCGAAGACGATGCCAGGCCGTTCCTTCAAGACGCTTTTATAAGATATGAAAACGACGGTCACCCGGAGTGCAATGTTCCGATGGCGGTGATGCCGCTCGAAGGCGACGGGAAAAACAGCGAGCCCAATCCCGAGAACGGCAAGCCTATTCCGCAGGTGACTATGGTTATAAACGACTTCACGAAGATGAGGATGGAAGTGGTTTGGGACAAGCGGAAACGCTATTCGCCGAAGAAATGGGGCCAGGTGGGGATAGCGATATTCCTGATAGGCTTGGTTCACGGGCATCCAAAAGACAAGTTGATAATGCTCAGCGAAACAAATGTAGAGGCGGAAAACCTGTTGAAGGGGTAAATCATGAACGAAGAACTGCGGTCGAACCTGTTGTTCGACGGCCGGGTGAAGCTCGTTGAACTGCTCGAAGACCTTGAAAGGCCGCCGAACAAAGACATCGCTTATGTCGTAGGGTGGAGCAAGAGGAACTTCTGCGAAAACCCCGGCCTGCGACAGCGGGTAATCGACTATATTGAAAAGGAGCTCGGGCGCAAGGTCTTGTTCGCGCGCGAGGACAAGCTTGACGGCGCGGACGACGTGCCGGGCAAGTACATTCTCTACGAGGATGTACCGGAAGGCATTTCTGAAACCGGCCCCGATTACGTCGCCTGGATGGAAAAGGTAGTGAGCGGGAAAGAACAATGAGACATACTCCAAAAACGAGGGACAAGTCCGTTGTCACGCGGCTTATGCTTGCGAGCCTTCGGCATGGCAGTTGTGTGAACTGAGGCGAGAAGATAACGACCCTGGAAGAGTCGATAGCGCATTGGGAAAAGATGTTGGAGGAGGAGAAAAAAGATGATAAACGGGTTCAATGACGCGACGTGCCCGAAGTGCGGCGAACGGGTTAGCTGGACTGGCAAGCTTACCGACAGACCGCCGTGCGAATGCGGCCACCAGGTAGACAAGGCGCAGCTTGAAAGCGCGGAAGCAAAAGTCGAGGCGGAGATAAAAAAGATTCAGGACGGTAAAGACATGAAAAAGCGCGTCGAAGAGCTCGACAACATCATATGGGTGATGCGAACCGCGATAAGGAAGTACTGCAACAATAAGAAAGAGGATATCAAGAGTTATAAGATATGTACGCTTGCCTGCCTGGGTTGTCCCAAAAACGGGGCCTGTTGGCAGCAATTGGAGCGGATAGCCGATAACGTCGAAGCGGAAGTGGAAAAATGAAAGAATATAAAGCTGAAGACTTAATCGAGAAGCTTCGCAACCGCTATGGTCACGAGGCTTATGTGGTTTTTGAGCAGGTTGCCGATTGTACCGGCGCGGCTTATCAGTCATGGATTGATGCAGTAGTGATAGGCTTGTGGCCCTCAAAAGGCTTGATGCGTTCGGCCTTTGAAATAAAAGTAAGCCGCAATGACTACCTGCGGGAAATCCAAAACCCACGCAAGAACGCCTGGGCGCGGGAATGTTTTCATGAATTCTGGTATGTAGCGCCGAAAGGCGTTATAAACACTCCCGACGAGCTCCCCGAGGGATGCGGCTGGATGGCCCCGCATGGCAAAACGCTCAAGATAGTCAAGGCGGCGAGGCGGCTCGAAAACCCCACCATAGACGATTCCCTCGTAGCCTCGCTGGCCCGCAGCTTTCAGGATGACAAGCAGACATATTTTAGAACCGCCAAAGCCGAAGTGCTTAAAAACTCGCGCGAACATCAGAATGCCCTCGCCTGCAAAAATGCCGTGAAACGCTTTATAAATGACCGCGACGGCTATTATTATGGCAATGAGAGCGAAGAAGAAGTATTCAAAATGCTTGTCGAGGCGACGTTCGACAAGGAAGTCCAGCACGACAGAGAGCAGGTAATCGAATATCTTCAGCACTTCCAGGAAAAGATAACGGGGCTTTTCGAAACTTTTGCCGTGCTCGCCCATGTTTCTCTCCTCGAACGCAACGAAGCGGGCAAGTTCGTAGTTAGCCGATGGGGCGGCTTCGACGAGGAGATGATTGAAAATCTCCGCAAGAAAATAAAGGACGAAAACAAGAGGGACAGACGGCGCAAGGATGAGAAGATAAGCACCTATGATTTTTTAAGCGACTGCGCGGCGGCGGTGATGAAGAGCCTCGGAAAGAAGAAGGTTTCACCGAAAGCCAAGAAAATTCGAAGCGGATTGACTAAGCTGCTCGGGGAATAACCATGATTAACAAAAACCTGCCGGAGCCGACTCATAAACGCTGCGTGTATTGCGGGCGGACGAAGCGCTTGAAGGGGGTTT